TCTGCATTATACCTTGAATTGATTTTTTCATAAAATTTACAAGTGGTTGTGGTGTCAAGTGATTTAAGTTGGGGTATTATGTAGATTGATATATTATTTTAAAACTTTAATAGGATAATAGTAATATGTTATCAACAGTTTGAGGTATGAATGAATTGTCCAAGATGCGGTAAGAAGTTTAGGGTAGCAAATACAGCTAGCAGTGGTGATACAACGCGTGTTCATTTACGCAATATAGTTATAGATTCGTTGGAGTGGTATTCTGATGATTTTGTAGTACGCCAGCGTGTATGTCACAGTTGTTTGTATACGACTATAACGGTAGAGATAGAGCATAAAGATTTGATAGCCATGTTTGATATAATTAGTAAAGAGGGCTTACCAGATAAGATGCAGAAGCATAAGCCACAAGCCAAGGTTAAGAAGAGATGAATGCAATCTTAAGCAAGAGTTTAAGGTTAAGGTATTTAAATTTATTGGGTTGTAATATATCTATTACTTGTGGTGATGGATGGTATGATTTAATTGATATATTGTGTTGCGGGATTGAGCATTATCAAGATAGTGCGGGTGTTTCTTTAGTTTCGATTAAAGAGATTAAGGAATGTCATGGTGGATTAGTTTATGTTTCTGCGACAGAGGATCCATTTATTTTAGGTATGATTAATCATTGTCAATTAATGTCGTACCGTGTTTGTGAGCGTTGTGGTTGGCGAGCTATTCCATCTGCATTGGATTTAGGAATGAAGACGTATTGTGAGAATTGTATAGGCACGCGGAGGACAAGTGAAAAAGAGCACTAAGTTGGTCTTTATTTTATATATTGTCTCTATTTTTATTATTTCTGATTTTGTTTTAAAAAGAAGAAAACGTAGCGGTGTAGGTACTTAGATCAAAAGCAATTCTATCGTATACGTCAGCGAATCTAAAGTGATCAGCAGCACTACCTTCCATCCATATTATTCTTGATTTTTCTTCTGATAGAACTCTAACGGGTGCTTTCATTTGATCGACAAATCCGAGTACATTCATAACATCTTTTGGGTATTCTTTCTTTCCAAACCTTATCTCATCGAAGGTATAGTCCATTATCTGTGTTCGATCTGTTGTAACTATTCTGTTCTTGTAGTCTAATTTACGACCATATTTTTCTTTTCCAATTCTTGGTGTTGGATAGAAACGTGCAAGCCATACGTTGATACCTATTTGACTTCCCCAGTCTCTTAATTCTTGTGCTTTTCTCATTTCTGGCATGGAGTCGATTACAACTGTATCTACATGAAATGCTTCTATTAGGCTTTGTATTTCATCAAATGCTCTACAAGTAATAACGAGAAGTACTTTTCTTTTAGGGATTTCATCTCCTTCATTTTCTAAGTATTGTGTAGATATTTGTACATGTAATAGTGCGCCTACATCGATACCCATGGATATGGTAACTTCTTCATACTCGTCTCCACCGCCATAATCTAGTTCGTAACTTTTCATACATTCGTGGATCATGCTATTTGTTATTCTGGCTCCTGCGTATTCAAACGGCATTCCAAGTACAGAAGTATAGAAGGTAGAGATCCTAGAAGTGTTTCCTTGTGCAAGAACCCATTCGACGTATAGTTCGCTTAAATCCTGAGAGAGTATGTCTAATCTGGACATGGTATATCCCGCACGATCTCTTTCTATATACTTAGGAACCCATTCACCGAAGTCTTGCCTATCAAATGTTTTCTCACATTTTACACAAACAGGCCTAATTGGCTCTTTAAAATAACTAATATTGCTGAAATTTATATCTTTTATAGATGTATCTCTGGGTATGTAATTTCCATTGTCATCTTTTCTTACTATATTTCTGAAGAAGTCTAATGATTGCCAAGTTGAACATCTTGGGCACTTCTGAAACCAATACCTTTCATCTGATTCATGAAACAATTTAGAGATCCCAAGGTTAGGAAGAGTGGGGTTTCCTAGTCGAAACATCTTTGGGTCACTAGATGCTCTAATTCTATCCTTGGCTTTCGTTAAATTCTCTATATCGCATTGGTCAATTTCATCGACAATTAGAGTATCTGCTGAAAATTCAACAAAATCTCCTGTGGTATTTGACCCTAAAAACAATAAAGAACCGCTACCAAATCTTTTCATTCTGTTGTTACCTAGATCGTTTCTCCTCGGTAATAAATCTCTGTATGATGGTGTACCCGTCAAGACTTTGTTGATACGCTGATTTACAAAACGATCACGAACTGAGAATGTTGGAAGGACATAAGCAACAATCCTTCCCTGCCAGCCAGCATGGTACAAAGATAGGCAGATAAACAATTCTGAAAGTCCTGTTTGTACTGCTTTTCTTATGTCGCATTGCTTTAATTTGGGTATATCTCTGTACATTTGCGGAAGATAGGGCATGTCTAGGAAAGTCATAGGTTTCCCTCTTGTATTCCTGTGATGCACCAACGCTTGCCCAATAACGGGGAACTCCGACGAAACCTGAGACATTAGAGACTGATAATTATTCAACATGCATACAACCTTTGCACTCCTGAAAAATATTATATTATGTAATTGCCACCTTTACTATTTTATCTCAAAGGAGAAAATAATGTCCAAAAGCAAGTTTGCTTCAATATTAAATAATTTCACAGAAAAACAATTAAAACATTTAAGAACCAAGGTATTACCTAGCTCTAGATATAACCGATATTTTGACTCAACAATGTTTTATAGCACTATATTTGTAAGCAAAGCAGAGCTAAAAGGATTTTGCCAATGGTATAGACTGCAAAACAACCTTAGCTATACCTTGATAGATAAAAAGAAATCTGAGAAATCTGAAAAAGTAAACAATTTTTCAATAGATGAAGTCTCGTTTGACAATTCAGAAGAATATGACAACCCAGAAGAGTATAAATCAACAGAATCTCAATTGTCTCATTCTAAATTCTACTATTTCAACAAACAGAAAGATGAATATATTGTCCATTTGCCCAGTAAAAAAAGGCCGTTCATATTAACGGGTGAATATTGGCGATCTCTAATTGACGCTTATTCAAACTGGGACAATCAAGCAAGTACAATAAATGAAATGTGTAGAAAGTTTGGATTGGCTCGTAATACATTAGTTGAATTACTGCGTGTTATGGGCGTTACTCATGACTCTTCCCCTTGGAGTGAAGAGCACTTAGAGAATACAAACGAAGAAAAGTTAATAATCGATTTACTTAGAAAAAAAGAAGAACGCGTTTTAATGAGATCTCAAGCAAAGGAGTACACAAAGATCCAAAGAGATGCAATTCGTTATAGAAACTATAAGGAATATGCAAGACAAATCAGGCTTATGATGGAAGGTCTGGAGCCTAAACTAAGAATTGTAGAAGAACACGAGACAGATTCTAATTTTGTAGTAATTGTTTCTCCAACTGATTTCCATTGGGGTAAGCATGCGACCTCTTACACCAATGATGCTTATAATAGAGACATAGCAAAAAAGAGACTTATGTATAGTACGGCTGATGTTTTAAGTAGAATTAAACATAGAGGAAAGCCTTCTAGGATTATCTTGGCTATCGGTGGAGACGGTCTACACATAGACAATCAGTTCAAAGGAACAACTAGAGGAACACCACAAGATTGCGATGGTAGCGCCACTGAACTGGCTTCTTCTTATGTGCGCCTGTGTATCGAGTATGTAGAGATGGTTAAAGAATTTGCAAAAGTACAAGTTTTTGTAATACCAGGTAATCATGACTTCTATACCGCTACATTACTAAGAGAAGCAATTATGGCATGGTTTAGAAACGATGTGAATGTTTCCATTAATGATGAACTTAGTCCTAGACAAACAATATTATATGGAAATTCATTAATTTCCTTCATTCACGGAGATACAGGCTCGGTAAAGGATTACCCGCATATTATTGCTAGTGAAAAAGCTAAATTATGGGGAAAGTCTGCCTATAGGTTTATATTCACTGGACACTTCCATAGTGAACGAGAACTTCCTCAGTTTGGAGACACCACGGTATACAGAATGCCAAGTCTAGCTGGAACCGATGAATGGCATTATCTGAAAGGATACAAGTCACGGAAGGCTTTGATAGGATATATAATTGATGAAGATAAAGGTGTAATTGGTACGGAGATATGCCCTATCCTTCCTTCTTAAAATACTAGGAACTAAATGCAAGAGATAACAGACGTAACAAAAAGATTTAAAATTCTTTTAGATAAAGGAATCTCAACACCTAATATTATTGAACTCAATAAACAGTCTGATATATTATATGAATGGTTTATTAATTGTTTGCTATTGCCTGATACATGTTCTCCTCATATTTATACAGATACGGTATTGCCTAGTTCATTAATAAAAAAGAGAATGCAAACTCTTAATTATTACCATAATGCGCCCATAACAGAAGGTGGATTTTATATCTGTAAAACACCTATGTATTTTTGGGAATTTGACTCTGAGGGGATTACATTTAGTCCCATAACAAGAGAAATAGATTTAACTTTTGAGCAATGGTGCTCTAAAAACTTATTTGACTTGCGAATACAAGGTAGTATAGGAATCTTGATTAAAATTCTTCAAAAAATGGGCGATTCTAAATGAAGAAATATGGAATAATATATGCCGACCCACCTTGGGACTACAAGGGCCAAACACAACATGCTGGCAAAGGTAAGAGTGATACGGGTGGAGCTATCGAGCATTACTCGACCATGAAACTACCTCAATTAAAAGCATTAAAGCCTATGATTGATGACCTAGTGGCTACGGATTGTCTTATGTTTATGTGGGCAACCTCTCCACACTTAGATCAAGCAATTGACCTAATGAAGCACTGGGGGTTCAAGTGGTCAACGGTTGGGTTCGTTTGGGATAAGGGTAGGGTAAATCCGTCGTTTTATACAATGAGCCAGATCGAACTGTGCTTGATCGGCAAACGCGGGAAAATACCACAGCCCAGAGGAGCTAGGAATGTTCGACAATATCTTCTTTCTCCAAGAGAAAAGCATAGTAAGAAACCCGATGAGGCAAGAAAGAGAATTGAATTAATGTTCCCAACACAAAACAAGATCGAATTATTTGCACGGGAAAGAGTAGATGGTTGGGATGCTTGGGGTAATGAGGTATGAAATTTCCAGATAAAAAGTACAATGTTAGGTATACATTCCATAAGACAATAGAGGATCATGAAGATCAATTGAGGTTATTTTAATGGCACAAAAAACTAAATGTCTAACTCCTGAATGTATATTTAGCACGAGGATCAGCCCCAAAGAAATATCGGTAATAGTAACGCTACCAGAAGAAATAAATATATCCAAGGAAGAAGCGATTCTATTGGAGAAACTATTACACAATCAAGTAGAGATTTGTCTAAGACCTTACTTCATCAGAAATAATTATTCGATTCATTCCCCCAGCACTGTGAATCAAGTATAATCAACATACAGCATATTGATTATATAAAAAAAATGCTTAGCCCGAAGACTAAGCATTTAATTATTATATTCTGTATTGTTTGCTATAATTATTATAGATTAATCACATCAGTTTTTGATATGTTGCTTCTAAGGATAAGGCGCTCAAGTCGCATTTGAGAGACTTGTAGCTCAGAAATTGCGGTATCTTCTTTAGCGGTATCTTTATTCTTTGAACATGCATTACAGGCCATAAATAGTGTCAATATAATCATAGTATCTCCTTACTAGAATAAGCAATCTACTTAATACTAAAGCTTATGTCTATCAACAATTTGATATTTGTAACATTGCTTTATTGAAATACTCTATGTCTGCCTCACAACCAATGAAAGACCTATTTGTTTTTTTGCAAGCATTGTATGTTGAGAAACTTCCTGCGAAAGTGTCTAGGACAATATCACCAACATTTGAATGTTTTTCGATCAATTCCACAAGAAGTTTTATTGGCTTCTGTGTTGGATGAAACCTGCCTTTGTCTTGGCATATTGGATAGCTATATACCCCTCGATCATATTGGCTATTGAATGTAGGCTTTGCTTTTTTAACTGCTGTTATTGCAATTTCTCTTGAATTCGTAAGATAATTTATCTTACTATTCAGAGGTACAGGATTTGTTTTTATCCATTCTATAAATCGCAACTGTTTAAACTTTGAAGATTTTAAGAAGTCAGCGATAACTGTTATTTTCCATAGATCATAGAATATAATCGCAGTGCCATTTGGTTTTAAAACTCTGAAATATTCAGATATAACTTTATCAAAATACTCCAATGTAAATGAGTTGTCCCATTCTCCAAACTCCATAGATACTTTGAATCTTTCAACACCAGATACGCAACTTTTAAAGCCTGTTTTTCTGCTTATCCCATAAGGAGGGTCAGTTAAAACTAAATCAATTGAATTAGATTTAATTTGTGCTAAGAATTCTAAGGCCGATGTATTTTGCATGGTTTTTTTCATAGTATAATACTCCAATATGTAAAATAAACTCAATTTCCTTTACATATAATCTCCAATATGTAAAAGAAACGCGATTCCTTTTATGCTTATATTAACATGCAAAAGGAGTCGCGCTTACTTTATGTGCAGAATACTAAATAATAATCATATTACGAATATAATTAGTCTAAATCTGCCTGCTCGCTATCTATTTGTGAGAATCCGTCGTTCATTTCTGGTGCAAAGTCTACAACAGGCTTTATATCAATTTCATCTAATTCTTCTTTGTTTAAATCAGGATTATTCAAAGCATTTTGTGCTAAATTTTCATTATCAAAATTAGAGACAACTGACATTAAAGGCTGTGGCATACCCGCAACTTCTATCGTTGGAACATCACCACCAACGAGTGGCTGTAAACCAAGATACTCTCTAACTTCATTTCGAGTTAAAACACCTTGTTTTATATAAGTTGCATAAGTTCCAGATAGCTCTCTTTGTTCAACGGGTGATAGCCTTGATTCTCGATCAAATTTGAATTGAATATATTTGACTAATTCTGGGTTCTTTATAAGAGCAGGAATAATCTGAGCATTTATTTTACCTTGAAGCAATTCAAGAATAGGTGTAACTAAATGACTTGTACTAACATCCATCTGCACGGAGGCGGTAGCTTTTGGCATACCATCTGTCATCCCCATTTCAACGGGCATAATTCCGAATACCCGATAAACGACCTTCCGAATATCATGGATAATCTCTGCCATTGATAAATCTTTTGGTGTTCGCCTTAATTCTAGCCATTTAGCGCCCATTCCTTGCGGGTCTGGCGTTGTCATTACTCTGACCTTATGATCTTGTCCCTTTAACATTTGCATGTCTGCTTTCGCCTGTTCTGCTGCTTTACCCGCAATACCAGCAAGAACCAATATACCCGGTGGGACCTCGTCTGCATCCAACGCAAGCATGGCATGCTCTGCTCCTCGTAATAAAGATATTACTTGATTAACAAGACATTCTATTATTGGATTACCTTCATTATCAGCAGTGTTTTTAAACAAACTTAAATACAATATTTGCTTTCTTTTAAACTCAGGATGAATATCTTGACCAACAGAAGGAACAGAAAAGCTATCCCCTTCTTCAAACATATTTTGAACATAGTTCTTAAGTCGACCAAATGAATCCATAACAGGGCTTATTGTAGACCCTCGTAGTGGAACCAATTCTTGAAGAGTACCTTTTCTGTCATATGCCAATTCTAAGACACCAGCATCAAAGACCAAGCAGTCAGTAAGCATAGCAGTCATTATTTCTTGCCAAGTATCCCCGTTCCTATTTGGCTTCTGTAAAAACCTAGTCACCTCAGAGCATACAGTTGCCAATTCTTCATAATTTTCATTCTGTGGAGATACAGTAGGGACTACCATCCAATCAAATGTCGCGACTCTTCTAACTATGCTATCAACACAAGCGCGAACATCTGGGGTTCTACGGTAAACAGTCCATAAATCACTATTAGAAAGAATACGATCTTGATACCTATCCAATCCTACCGAATATCCCGAATCGGTACTTCCATTATTATAATGAAGACCAATCCTTTTTCTTATTTCCATAGATTTTCCCCAAGAACCATAATTTGGAGTTTTATTAATTACTAAATAATTACTGTTCATTAACTTCATTTCTTTTTCCTTTTCTTGATTCCAGACTTTCTTTTCTTAAATCCAGATTTCTTTTTCTCTAATTTCAAGTTCCTAATATTTTCTAATCTACTCTCTATTATATCAATATAATGTTTATTTTGTTCAATTCCGTCACATTCAACCCCAACTTGTTCTGCTGCAACCAAAGTGCTCCCTGATCCACAAAATGGATCTAATATTTTTGTTGCTTTATTGGGCTGACTAACCATCATTATTAAATACCTCATTAATTGAAGAGGCTTCACGGTTGGGTGGTCATTGAATTTCCCTTTTTCTTTAGAAGTTGGCTTTGCAACATAGAAAAATCTACTAGCGCCCCCAAAGCCTGCGTGTCCTGATGTTTTTACTGTGCGCTTTGCACTTCCAAATAATGCACTCTTTCCGCTTTCCCTTGTATGTCCAGAACTTTTGCTCAGACCGCTTTGCTTATCTAGTTGCTTTGCTGCTACTGGATCGAACACTACATTGCTAGGCCACCTTCCCTTGTGCTGGGTTGTATGGGAAAACGTTGGGTTATTACCTGTTGCCTTGTAGCTTTGACTAAATGAATCTCCTTTGTTGTGATTGACTGAAATTGTATCATTACCAATTCTTGTAGCCTCAATATTTAATCCAGCAATTCCATGGGTTAGGGCATTGTTGTGGTAGGTTTTATCAACAGGCTTCATTGCTATAATGATTGGCTCATGAGAAGGGCGCAACCCTGTTCCGTATCCATAAAAATCTTTTGCTTGCTGGGTTACAGGTGTGTCGCTATCTTTCTCATGATAACCACGCTCTTGAGCTTTTCTGATAAAAGGTCTTGATCCTTGCTCATCACCTTTTCCACCACCTACTGCTTTCTGATTCCTAACCATATTTGCGGGAATCGTTATCTTGCTTCTTTCTGCACCTAAATGCTCATCAATTTTTGCAGATATATTATGTGATTTTGGCATACCGCTTCCGTAAACCCACATCATCATGTCTCGGATCTCCCATCCTGCATCTTCAATAGCAACACATAGTCGGTGGAATGTACGAGATCCTCCAAACGCAAAAATAAAACCACCAGGTTTTACTATTCTTAATGCTTCTTTCCAGTATCTAGAATCTGGAATTGTTTTGTCCCAATCTTTACCAAGAAATTCTAAGGCATAAGGTGGATCTGTAATTATAGAAGTATAAGTTTCAGAAGGTATTTCTTTCATTATTTCTAAACAATTTCCATTATAGATCATGGTTTCCTTTAATAAATTATCAATATATTGATAAGAAGAAGTGTTACGTTACTTATTAAATAAATAATAATATATATTATTGTATAATAGTCGTTTTAAAAAAAAGAGATAAAATTGTCATGGCAAGAGTCTATCAAGATATTAACAAAATCGATCTAGAAACAGAGAGGTTATTGAAAGATAATCTCTCTGAAGAGTTTAATTTTGAAATACCTGAACTGCCATACCCAGACGACAAAGAAACAAAAGAAGAATTAGAGTATCTTCTTGATATAGCAAAAAATTGCAGATCAGAACTCAGTGATATTATAAGAATGGTTGATAACGACCTTACCACGCTGTTCTTTGGTTTCCTTAAAATTAAAGGAATGACTTTATCAGATAATCAAAAGTTAAGCATTGCTGAACTTATCAATAAAAGTGTGCCATTTTTATTAAAAGTTAAATATAAATATAATAGACCTAGGCCTTGGCAAGATGCTAAATTTTTTAAAATTGATTTTTGGGCGATGGAATCTTCAACATCAAATACACCGTCATATCCGAGTGGTCATACTTTTCAAGCATATTTAATAGCAGATTTCTTATCTAAGATATTTCCTGAAAAGCTAAGAGAATTCTATGATATTGCAGAAAAGATAGGAATAACGAGAATTATTGGTGGCTATCATTACCCTTCTGATAATAAATATTCTCAAATTTTATTTAAAGAATATAAATCCAATGAGCCTGACTCTAGGGGATTAGACTCATCTTTGGCAGGATTATTTGACACTCAAGTAGTACAGGAAAAGCTAGAATTTAATGATCTAAAAGCAGACATTAAAGACTTCATATTTAAACAATCATCTAAAGATGATCTTACTGATTTTCCAAAGAAGGGAGACAATTTAAAAGTTTCTTTATCTAATAGCAATTGGGACGTTTTTCCTGTTAGTTTTGCAGATAAAATCAAAAAAGATTATCCGGAAATTTGGAAAAAAGGTGGTAATATAAAAGGTAATGATCAATATAGAGATTTGGTTCCTGTTCAGAACAGAGGAGGAAACGTTGTTAATAAAAAAGAAGAAGATGCTGTTAGACTTCGAGAGTCGTGGGTCGCTAGGCATTTTAAAAACTTTAGAATAGAAGGTGTTATAGCTCAAATAAAATGGCTAGCAGTTGGTTCTAAAGGATTAAATTACATGAAAAATTTAGTGAGAGATGAAATGAAAAAAATAGATGGAAAGGTAAATCTTGGAAAAGTTTTAAATGAAGATTTTGAAATATTAGAGGTTGGCTCTCAAGAGAATAAACCTAATAGTTATTTGATTAAATCAAAAACACCTCAGAAGTTATCGATGTATATCGATTATATTCAAGTTAGAGATATGACTCCTGACGAAACAAGAGATCTTGGGAATAAGAAAGATAATAATTTCTTAATAAAGGGAATTGCTAGTTCAACTTCCGTAGATCATTATGGAACTGAAATGTCTCTTGGTGCATTAAAAAGCATGGAAGACCAAATCGCCAATGGAGTTGTTATACTTCCTCGTCATGAAAGCATGAGTGGAGGAGCAGGTATTGCTGAATGGGATGAAGTCATTGGTCGAACATTATCTGCCAAGATTGTTAGGTCGGATGTAAAGAATAAAGATGGATCAAAAATTGGTCATGTTTTAGAAGTAACAAGTCAGTTGTTTGGAGAAGACAATAGAACAAAAAATCTTATGAGAAGACTAAATCGTGGTGAATTGATTGGTCAGTCCATTGGCGGTTGGTTTGAAAATGTTAGGGTTGAAGAGGGCCTTAGTGGAGAGATAGAGAGAGTTATTGTAGAGGATGTGACACTTGATCATATTGCCATTACTAGGGCACCTGCAAATCCTGATTCTTATGGATTGTCTTTACTAAATGTGAGAAACAAATTACAATCATTCCTTAAGGGGAGAAATAAAATGAATAGTAACGAAACAGAAGAGTTATTGGAAGATATTTCAGCATCTACTGATTGCTTAGAAAAAAGAAACTTTGATGAACTTGCAACTGTTGAAGATCCATTGTCTGGCGAAAAAATGACACATGGCGATGCAAAAGCAGACGATAGTAATGCACAGAATCCTTTTGAAATTGCTCATGATGATATTGAAAAGGTTCGAGAAGAGGAAAGGAGGGACGTTATGGATGAAGACCTCCAAGAGAAAGAAGATCACTACAAAGGTGGTGAAGATGATGATGTGGATCAGATTGAAAAACTTGAAGAAGACGAAGATTATGACAAAGAAAAGCGTGAAGAATATGAGCGCATGAAAGAAAACTTTGCACTAATGAAAGAAGAAATGGAGCGCATGAAAAAAGAAATGGAGCGCATGAAAGAAATGAAACTTGATCAAAGTGAATTCGATGAAGGTAAAGAATCCGAAGGTACTAAATTGTATGATGAAGACGTTATCAATTCACTTCGTTCTGCATTACCGTTTGTAAAAATGTCAATCGCACCGATTGATGTAGAATGGAATTGGGATGCTGCTGCTTCTAATAATGTTTTGGGTGACGATAATTGGAATAGATTTGCAAAGGCGCACCTATATCGTATTGATGACTCAAATTTTGAAACAAAAAGTGCCTATAGATTACCTATTGCAAAAATGATAGATGGAGAACTTAAAATTGTTTTTCGAGCCTTGGTTGCTGTAATGGGTGCATTAAATGGCGCAAGAAACGGTGTTAAATTAACAAAAGAAGATAGAAGTAAAGTATATGAAAATCTTGCTAAATATTATTCTCTTTTTGACAAAGAAGCACCAGAGCTTAGAAGTTATGAAGAATGCTTCGATGACGGCTATGAAGTAGGTTATGAAGAAGGCTATGAGAATGCTTCTGAGAAATTATCAAAATCCACACAAGATACTGATAATAAATTTGACAATAAAACTAATTTAAATCATGCTTTTACTGATGGTGAAGGCGAAGCTTTTGCCAAAGGTAAAAGTAATAATCCTGAAAGATATGGAGAAAATATCATGGAACCCAAAGAACTACAATCAATAATCGAGCAAGTTACTCGAAGTGTTGTTGAGACTCTTTCAACAAACACTCCTCAAGTAAAAGAAGAAGAGCCTATCGATAGTGTTGCTGATCTAAAAGCAAGACTTGACCGAGCAGAATTCACCCTTGCTAAAGTAATGGAAACTCCTGTACGAGCAGGACGGCATCTAAGCACTACAATTAGTGGTATTGGATCTAGGTCTGCTTTTGAAGATCTAGCGAATCGATCTCAACAAGGTGGTAACGTAGCACTTTCCTGTGTTGTACAAGCTAATCTTGATAAGCTAAGTAATGATAATATTTCTAAACTTAGCAATCATGAGTTGAGAAGTCTGTTAGCTGCCGGATTACGCGGTGCACAACAAGATGGATTACTCGGTACACCTGTCGCTGGCTGGCAATAATTAAATTTAACTGGAGATATTACAATGTCTAACAATTCCTCTTGGTTCGGATCTGATTCCGCAACTCGTCAAAGATTCCAACGTGCTACTGAATTAACAGTAACAGGTGCAGGATCTGAACTTCTACAATCTTTTATCAATAGAACTGTCCAGCAATTGACTCTTCGTGAATTTGGTCTACAAGCCATACTTCCACGTCGAGCGGGTTCTGGGCAAGCAGAAATCATTAACCGAAGAACCGCTGGTACAACTGGTGGGGAATGGGTTGCTGATACTACTAGTACTAACTTCGATGAAGTAGGTGCATATACACAGGTTTCATTCACATATAGATCACTTCTGACTCGTGGTAAAGTAACTCGTAAGTTGCAAGCTACTGGTCGATCTTATGCTGATGTTCTTGCTCTTGAAATGAGCGCAAAAGCAGAAGACTTTGCCAACTCTTTGGAGAATGGTATTGTCATGGGTGATACTGCTGGTAAATGTGGTCTTCCCGCTAGTGCCAATATTGCAAATGGCTTTCTAACCTTGATTCAAGGTGTTAGTTCTTTTGATATGAGCCAATGTGTTTCAGCAACCGGAACTTCTGTTAATGGTACAATTACCCTTAGCAAGTTGGATGCAGCTATTGATCTTGTTAAAGGATCTGCCCAACGTGGTGATCTGGCTATCATCGGTTCATTCGCTGGTATCCGACAGATCAATTCCCAATTGCAATCTCAACAACAATTTAATAATGTAGTTGAAGTTGCTGCTGGTTTCCGTGTTCGCACTTATGATGGTATACCTCTTATCGTAAGTACTTCCATGCCAAATACTTTTGAATTTGGTCTTGGGGTTGCAAATGTTAATACTATTACTGGAAATTCTAGTAATGGTACATGTTTGATGATCCTTAATACTCGGTATTGCTTCCTAAGTGAGCTAACACCTACTACTGTAATGCCACTTGCTAAGTCAAGTTCTCAATATGATGAATTTGATATGTATTGGGATGGTGCTCCAGTATTGTCAAATACAAAAGGTGGATCGCTTCTTACTAATATTAAAGCAGATTAATATTTAAAAAGCATGAATTAAAAAGGGGGGCTAAATATAGTCTCCCTTTTTTTTTGTTTATTTTATTCAAAAACGGTATTACTATAATATATAATTCCAAATAAAAGAGAGGCACAGTGTTTGTATTAAGACGATATGATAGTATTCCTAGAACCGGTAATTTGTTCTGTTCTTATGAAGAAGTGGTAAATACAACGGTTACTAATTATAATAATAAATTAGCAACTACTTTATTTTTAAATACCGTAACAGCTAGGGATCTTGCACTTAAACAGGGTTGGCAAGATGAATCAGAAGAATATAATAAACACTTAGAAGCAGAACAAGAAATTGTTGATTCCAAGAAATTAGAAGATTTTGTGGCTACAATAGAAATTAAGAAAGTAAAAAAGAAAAATACTAACCGAAGTAAAAAAAAGAAGTAACATATGGCTTTAGCAACTAGAATAAAAGTCAAAAGAATGTTGGGTGTGCCATCTGGTATTACTAGATATGACGAGACAATCGATGACTTATTAACTGTTTCTGATCAAATTGTATTAGATGAAACAGGATTTAGTACATTAACGGTAACACAATATTCTGAATTATTAACAGTAGACTATGTGGGACAGAATGAACTTGCTTTGAAGTATTCTCCTGTTGTCTCTGTTGTTGCATTAACAATAGGTGATCAACTTCAAGTATTAAATACAGATTATAGTATAAATGAAGAGCTAGGATTTATTGAATTAAAGCCATTATATGCTAACTTCCCCACGGGTAGGGGCGTTGTTGATATAACCTATAATGCAGGTATAGACCCTGTTCCTTCTGATCTCACATATGCCTCTAATCTTATTGCTTGTAGCCTCTTTAATCAACAATCACATGTTGGTTTCCAAAGTGAAAAAGCAGGTAATTATACATATAATTTAGGCAAAAATACAGGTTCAACTATACCGCAAATGGCTAATCGAATCTTAAACAAATATAGGCGATTATTCGCAAGGGGAATGACATAACATGATCTTATTTAAACAATGGGAAGAGAAAGAAGAATACAGAACCAATTCTGGGTTTATCAAGGCTAGAAAGTTTAAAGACTTAGCCTTAGTAGAAACTAATGATCAATTACAGCAAAGGTACTTAATGGTTGTTAAGAAATTTAAAATGTATCAAGGATCAATGCCTTCTGCTTCTCCATCTCCAAGTAGTTCTCTTATTGAAAGAAATAAATCTAAAAGAAACAAGAAGGTTGGAAGTATTTCTAGCCAACCAAAGCCAGAAGAAAAGAAGCCTGTAAGAAGAAAAAGTACACTACCGAAGCGACGATTAAAAAAATAATTTGATAGTTAAATAAAACATTTCTTATTGATACATGTATTAATTATAATTATATATAATTATATATAATTAATACATGTTCATATAATAAAATTATATAACCACGCTTAATTAATATTCCTTCTTGGGCGTTTCTTTTTAATAAACAGGTGAATAATGAAAATCAAAATCAAGAAAACTCATCCTAATGCTATTTTACCAAAATATGCAAAGGATGGTGATGCCTGTATGGATCTTTTTTGTGTAGACACAGAAATAGATCAATATGGTAATACCGTTTGTAATACAGGCGTTGCTATTGAAATACCAAAAGACTATGTGGGGTTAATTTTTCCAAGATCTTCAATAAGTAAAAATAGCTTATTTCTAAGAAACTCTGTGGGTGTTATTGATTCTGGCTATCGAGGTACAATATATGCTTCTTTTGGTTCTTATCAAGATGAGCCAAATAAAACTTATCAAGCTGGAGATCGAGTTTGTCAATTAATGATTATGCCGTTTCCTAAATTTGAATTTGAAGAAGTAGACACATTAAGCGAATCTGACCGTGGCATTGGTGGTTTCGGATCAACAGGAGAATAAGATGACAAAGAGAGCGTTAATTACAGGGGCTTGTGGGTTTATTGGACATGCTTTAGTTGAGGATCTTCTAATTAGAACAGACTACGATATTGTGTGTCTTGATAGGCTTGATATATCGGGAACAATGGATCGCATAAAATATATATTGGATGCTTATCCTGAGAAGGCTCACAGGGTTTCATTCGTGTTCCACGATCTTAAAGCAGAACTAAACGAATATACAATAAATCAAATAGGTGATATTAATTATATATTCCACTTGGCTGCGGGTTCTCACGTTGACAGGTCTATTAAATATCCATTATCTTTTGTTATGGATAATGTTGTTGGTACAGCACACTTGCTAGACTATGCAAGGCTTCATTGTTGTAATTTAGACTTGTTTTACTATTTTAGTACTGATGAAGTCTTTGGGCCTGCACAAGAAGAGCCATATAAAGAATGGGATAGATATAATTCTGGAAACCCTTATTCAGCCAGTAAAGCTGGTGCAGAAGAATTGTGTATTGCATATTCAAATACATATAGAATCCCTATGATTATTACTCATTGCATGAACGCTTTTGGGGTTCGCCAACATAAAGAAAAATATATTCCTATTTGTATTGATAAAATAGAAAAGGGTGAGAAAATATTTATTCACTCCAATAAAGATTGTACAAAAGCAGGAAGTAGATTTTATATCCATACAGAAGACATAAGTGATGCTGTTTTGTTTTTGTTGGATAAGTGGAATGAAGGAGAATTAAACTTTTGTGATAAATACAATATTATTGGGAGTCAAGAATTGGATAATTTTGAAATTGCCGAATTGATAGCTAATTATATGGGTAAATCATTGAATTATGAATTTGTTGATTTTCATAGCGACAGACCGGGTCATGATCTTAGGTATTCTTTATGTGATGAAAAAATGAATAGATTAGGATGGAAGCCTAAGTCTATGACTGATAGATTGCATAAAACCATCGATTGGTATTTAGAAAATAAAAAATGGCTAAAGTAGGCTGCATTATATTTTCTGATAGAGTTTACGGGATAGTTCGTAATCGTTACTCTTTAACAGAACTAATTCGTAAAGATCATCCCGATATTTTCTTTAGGAAACTTACCGCTAAGAATATTTCTGTTCTTAGTAGGGTCTATACAAGCAAATTAGAGGATCTGAGGAAATTTGCTCAAGGCAATGATAAAACGATTGCATTTATAGCGGTTGGATTGTCTGAGTGTGCAGGTGGTTATGATTATGGAATGATGAGTGTTCATGTAAATGGGATGATTTCAGAATTAGAAGAGATTGGATGTGAGGTTTGTTTAATCAATGGAAAAGTTAACAATAAATTAAATGGTAAGTTTTCAATATTCTATGAAAACCATCACTGTAACTTGTTAAAGATTTCCAAAGAAAGATTCTGTGATATAATAAGACCAGAATTTAAATTATTATTCTTGGACAAAAAAGATTATTTAATATCAAGTCATACGGTTCTTTCTTATGTGAATAATATTTGTTCTTATATAGAGGCGAATAAACATGTATAATGCCAATTTAATCCAACAACACGTGCTGTATTTTGATTGCAAAGCAAATCATCGCGCATTGTATTCAATGCCAATAAGAAATGCCGAAAAAGGCTATTTTTGCTCGATTCTTGTGATAACAAAAAATACTGGTGTCTAATGATTTTATCAATGTGCTTTACTACCGCAAAAGTTATCAGACAAAGCAATACAAGTGTTTCTGAAACAACTGTTTCTTCAACAATAACTGTATCTAGCCAACCACAAGTAAGAACAGCAGTAACTCTTATTTTTGCTATTAGGGTTACTGGTAATGCCACAATAACAGGCACATTAAGTGGTGTATCTCAAATTGAGATAATATCTATATCTGCAAATAAAATTGGTCAAACGATTAAGCAATTTGATACCATTACAAAAGTTGATTTATCTAGCGGGATTGTATCAACAGGAACAACTTTTAAAGTAAAATATGCAGGTACTTCAGGTACTTCTGTTCCTATATTAACAGATGTTATTGATAATTGGCCTATTCGGATATCACGAGGAAAGTCTTATATTAAGGTTGATATGGACGGATCAACTGAGATGGAAAAGTGTTCTGCAATTCTTCCTTATGATACTTTATGGACACCAAAGGAATTTGATATAATAACGATTAAAGAAACAAGCGAGAAATTTATAGTCGTTGGGGCACCAGAAATGGAGCAAGTAGGGATTAATCAACATTGGAATGTATATTTATCAAGGTATGAGAGATAAACAACATATTGAACTTGGTTCGTCTTAATATTTCTTTAATTGTATTATCTCAATAGGATTATACATGAAAAGCACTAGCGAAATGAAAGCCATAATTACCAGAAAGTTTTTCTATTCTGATATAGAACTGTTAGAAGTATTCCAGTCTGCATTATTAATTTTTGTAAATCCATTTAATCTATCTTCAGTTGAATGCGCAGACTGCGGTACTTATCTTTCTTATATGTCTATCCCCAGTTTTATTATAGGAATTATAACCATTATAAGTGTAATTTTTGATTACCATATAAAATCACGAATTAGAGTTGCAAGGCTTCACTGGGTTTTGTGTGTTGTCATAACTTCATTAATGTTATGTAGCACTGATCATATAGGTACCGGATTATTGTCTTATTATATTGTTCAGTGTGTATTTTGTGCATTTATTATAATTAGATTAAATTCTGAATTTTTACACAACAAAAGAACAAGAGGATAATAAAATGAATGAAATGGTTATAACTGCTATCCTTTCGTTAATTGGCGCTTTTTTTAGTGCCAAAGGTTGGGAATACTGGCGAGCTAGAGAGCAAAACAAAAAAGAATTGGACATGAAGGAAAGAGAGGATGTTCACTTGTATCGAGATGATTTGCGCATAGAGGTAGGAAGACTAAGAACTGAACTTCAGGGAGTTTATATTAAACGAGAGGAGGAACTGCTTAAACTTACCAAGTCAATTGCTGATCTTCGTGCCGAACTAGCGAGTTTTAAAACACGCGTAGAATTTCTAGAAAAAGAAAATCAAGAATTGCGAGATGCTCTTAATAAAAAGTAAAAAAATTATATTGTTAATAATTAATTAAGACAATATGCTTTATGTAGGTTCGAGAAACCATTACAGGAGTTAATATGTATAGTCACGCAATAGTTATTCCCACATGTGGAAATTATGAAACATTAACAGCAGGATTGCCCCGCTTTTTTGAGCACGCGAGCAAAGAAGTAATTATAATTTTAAGCATTAATCCAGTTATAAAAGTAGAAGCAGAAAGAGCATTAAAGATGATTACTGCTTTTTATGATGGGATTGATGGAGATAAGCCAGCATTTGACCATATATGGTCTGATAAAGCTATCGGTTTTGGTAATGCTGTAAATAAAGGAATTGACTATCTAAGGGAAAAGTATGGCATTACTGAATTTATAACCATAGCAAATGATGATTTATTGGTTACGGAAGATTGGCTTACTAATCTTGAATTAGCTTTTAGTGCCAAAGAAATTGTGACAGTATCAACGCTTACTAATTCACAAAATAACCCTAAAAGAGATATTTCTTTTTTGAATGGTAAAATTGGAATGACAGGACCTACCAGTAATGGTGTTTTTAATGATCAACGGGCTTATAATGCTGATTTACTTAATAAGGAAGGATTAGATCGTTATGCGAAATCAGTCTCAATAACAAATTCAGGTCATTACATTCCGACCTCTTTTCTTAGTGGTTTCTGCATTACATTCACTAAGGAATGCTTAGAAGATCTTTGTGATGAATCATTTAATTATAATGGAATTTTTGATACGAGATTTAAAGTTGGTGGTTTTGAAGATGACGACCTAGCACATAGGGCATTAATAAAGGGGTGGAGACAGGTTATATCTGTTGCTGTTTTTGTTGGTCATGCAGTATCCAGTACCCTGAACCTTTACTTTGAAGGACAGAGGGGTGGTGTTGCCAATTGGGTTGATTATCTTTTAAAGTGGGAAGATTACACCCAGAAGGAACCTAAAATTATTGGAGCATATAGGGTTTCATTAAAGTGCGTTAATGATTTAAATCAATTACGCGCATCCTTAGTAAGAGCGGGAGATGTTCTGGATGGGGTTGGATTTGTTTTAACAAATAACCCAAAAGAAATAGTCGGTTCTTTTGATAATATGTTTATAAGTCATCTACCACCAGACGATCAGGCTTTTTTGGAAAAATGTAAATTACTTCCAGACGATATTAAAGAATGTTCTAATGAATTAAATGAATTGCTTAATGAATGGTTAACCAATTTATTAAGTAATACTGAAAGAGATATGGATGTAGCTTGTAAGGTTTGGACAGAAGTATTTAATGAGAGAGATGAAAGAAATCTAACTCATGAACTTTCAGAAAGTTTAAACTCAGATTGGATAATTTCTATTGATGCTGATGAAATATTTGAAGATCGGCTTACTAGAAAACATCTGGTTCGTATTGTTACGAATCCAAATCCTTCTAGATTTTGTTATAATGTAGGATTCTTAAATCATTGGGAATCAATGAAACTTCTTCGCCAAGATAGCAATTACGGTCAGCAAACAGGAGCTAGATTATGGAGATCTTTTCCTTCTAATCCAAGGATTGTTGGGGGTAATGAAGTCGGGTTCCATTGTGGAAACTCACCAGAACAAGGGAATTACTGTAGAAGAATTAGCGGGATAAGGATGAGGCATTTATCACACGTCCGACAGATAGACCGACATAATAAATATGAATTTTACAGCAAAACAGATACCGATAAACAGGTAGCTATGATAGGTGCCCAAACTTATCAGCACATTGTAAAGTCAGATAATGTTGTTGTTAGTTTGTATAATCCAAATAATGGAATTGCATTTTTCATGCTTTGTTATGAGCAAGAAGATTGGATTAATATCACAAGATGGTTGGATCAAGTCTATTCCGTTGCTGATAAATTAGTTCTAACATGGACGGGTGAGTGGGATCTTAAAGATAGGGCATGGATTGAAAACATGGGATCGATAAAAGATTTGTCTGAAAAAGATTTCAATGAATTGTATAAGACTGGCCCTCGGTGGCACCTTGCTCAGGTTTCCAGACTTTTTAAAGTTGAATGGGTTTATAGTAAATTTGATTATGAAAAAGGTTTAGCGGAGTGTAGGAATTCTGCAATAAATCATATTCATGATACCAATGATGGAACATTGGGGTGGTGTTGGTTTATGGATCCAGATGAAACCGCACAAGATATAGGAGTTATGTCTGGTTCAGCCCTAACGATAGCTCAAACCAGCGATAATATTGGTTATATGTTTAAATTTCTTAATCCAACAGGGGATTCTGAGCGACCTGCAAATAGTGAAAGTATACGGTTGTTTAAATTAGACCCCAATCGTAGCTTGCAAATGGAAGGAAGAGTTCACGAAAGTTTTGAGGCATCTCTTAAGAAAATCAGAACAGAGAATTATATACCTAATATAGATTATTTCCCCGGTATTTTTATTAATAGTGGCTTGTCACAAAGTCCTGAGCGAATGGCTGAAAAACTATTGAAGTATCGAGATCTTCTGGTTGTTCAATTAAAAGATGACATGTATGATACGGGTGCTTGGGTTTCTCTTGGGTTACAATATTTGAATGATGACGATATTGATAATGCTGAACATTGTTATGATAACGCCCTTAAATGTGCAGGTGGTGCTTACTTACCATTTAAAGAATATGGAATTCATTGCTTAAGAAAGGCTGTTGTCCTTCTTCAGGAAAGCCATAGAAGAAGTAATTCTTCTGTTGATTTTCATAAATTAAGTGAAGAAATGATCTCTACCTTGATAGGTTGGGATTTGTCCATGCCGATTGTAAATACAGGTGGTATATCTATAAGTGATACAACAATAATGCCTGAATTTATTGACCCCTCCAAAGCAGTAGAGAATCAAAGCAACCCTTCCGAAGAGGCTATTAATGAAATTATCCCTGAAGGTGTTAAAGGGTCCTAACTTTACAAACATTAGTAAATCTTTAAAAAAAAGGATGAAGAGAACCAAGAAAGATATTGGTGAAGATATTGCAGATTATATTTTCAGATCAATAATTAAAAATGTTAGTAGAAAAGATTTTACATTAGAACAATTAAAGCAAATGGGGTATCCTTACTCTAAGAGAGGAACGGGTACTTTACCTAGTAGCATAGCTCCATATATGGTTCATTCTAGAAGTGGGGAGTTTAGAAAAACATTTACAATGAACAGGCAAGGGACAAACCAGTATCAAGATCAATTTAATATTAAATTTGTACCAAAACAAAAGTATCATAAAGATATATTTAAAGGTACAGAAAAAATGGTTAGCAGAGATCCAATTGGTGGGACTTTATCAGAGCATCAAGTACAGAAAAAGATTAAACAAGCAATAAGAAATAAAATGAAAATGAACTTTGGTTAAAAATGCCTAATACTCAAAACATATTAACTTTAATAAGAAATAAATTACTAGGCGTGGCCTCTGTTACGGATGAGGTCGAAGATCGCGTACACACTTCACATTTTTATGATCTAGACAATGCCAGCATTGTTTATCCTATGATTATCTTAAATCCAGTAGGTGGATTTTCTTCTTATAGTAAATCATGGGCAAAAACAGAATTGCATATATATGTATATAGTCAATATAATTTAGATCAATGTTTAAGAATATATCAACTTGTATATAATTCGTTACAGGCAGAAGGGTTAAGTAACACCAATATAAGCGATAAGGGTTATCTAAGAGAGACTGCTAGGCCGACAAATGGATACAATGACCAAACAAGATCTTATTATTTAAGAGCTACTTATCAAATATATACAGCAGGCTAAACCATGACGAATAAAGGTTACGAACCAAAAAATAAAAATTCTCAACAAGATCTTGATAAGAAGATCCAAAAAATAGAAAGGCATATAAAGGCTTTAGAGGATGAGGTTAATCAACTTTCTTCCGTAAAAGAAACCTTTGAAACAACCCTGATTAAGCCTATCGATAAATTGTGGAATTGTGTTAAGTGCGGTAGTAGGCTTGGAATATACGATATAAAGACTGATGAATTGCGTGTTAGGTATCGAGATTTTTATGCTTGGTGGAAAGCGGGTATTGGTGGATATTTAAAAATAGTGTGTAGATCTTGCTCTCATTTAAATGAGATAAAATATGAAGAAGGTAAAAGTTGAACTATCTTAAAATAAAGTGATTCATGATATGTTAAACTAGAGTAGACAAAAAAATAATTTACTTATAATTAAATTGATCTATATCGCATTAATAGGAGAATGAAATGCCTTTAAATATACCTACGGGTAGCAATAATAATATTAGTTTTGGACCCGCCCGAATCCTTATGGACCCTTGGAGTTCTGCTGTTGGCTCAACACCGACAACTGACGTTGGTTTTATTGGAGAGGATGGTCTGACCATAGAACTTTCTTCTGAAAAGAAAGATATTACACAGGGAAATCCTCAGCTTATCCAATACAGTTTCGTTACTGCACAGTCTGCAACAATTAATTTTACATCTATTGAGTGGAATTTTGAAAACTTTAGACTTGCTCTTGGTGCTGGTGCAACATCTATTGGTAATGTTGCCAAGCCTCCTTCTGGTGGAGCAGCAACCACTGTTGCTACATTTAACTTTGGTGGAAATCCTTTGAACACTTATGTTGCTCTTCAAGTTCAGCATAGAATGGCTCAAAGTGCAGGAACACTATATGCTTATATTTGGAAAGCCCAATCAGAATCAGGTTTCTCTCTTCCGTTTGGAACAGATGAGCACACTTTTGAATTCAGTTTCAAGGCACTTGCTGCTACGAAAAACTGGAACGGTGTAACTTTACCTTTTGATCAGTGTTTGATGAAACTAGAAAGAGAATATAGTAGGACTCAAATTCTTACTTAGAAGTTTAAATAATTTACCTTGACATTAAATGAGCGAGACTCAGGAGAAAATATGTCTGATGTACTAGAAAAAGAAAAAGCAGTTGAAGCGGTTGAAGAAACTATTGATATTGCCGAAGCCTCTCAGAACATAACAGATGCAGTAACAAGTTTACTTGAAACACTAGTTCCACCAAAGGACATTCAAATCGTGGATGTTTTTGGAAACGAGTATGAATTGCCAACTTCTGTATCTGCTAGAAAACAAATTAAGATACTTCGAGAGTTTGAAAAACTTAAGGATATACCCGCTGAAAAGTTCTCAATAAAAGATGGAACTCCAGCGGGTATTGTTTCTATGATTGTTGATATAGCAATGAATGAAATAGTATTTGATGTTATTTGTAAATGTTTTTACACAGCGCACACGCTCACAGTTTTAAAAGCTAAAACTGTTGCAGATGAAGAGGGCGTGGAAGTAGAAAAAGACCATTTAGGGGTAGGAGACTTGTTTCCTATTGAAGAGATAGTTTCAGGTATTGTCCCTTTATTTATACGGTTGGCTCGAAGGACAGGAAGCGCACTAGCGGTTCTGTCGAAATAAGTAAAAATACTTCGCAGTCAGCCGACGAGGTCATAGATTCCATTGAAAATTTAATGGGTATCTTATTGTCTTCTGGGCTTTCTTTAGATAAAATTTTAGAAATGTCATGGGATCAAATTCACTTCACAGCAATGTGTATCCAAAAACATAAAGTAAGTATGATTGAAATGGTAATGACTCCCATTGCCGAAGGATTAGGAGGTAAAAGCTCTAAGAAATCTAAAAAGATGACGAAGAAGATGCAAGACCAAGTAAATAATATGACTCCAGAACAAAAAGTAGAAAGAGATTTACATAGACAACACAGGTTACATCAACAACTTCATCTTGCAGGTATTAGAGTGCACGATAAACCCAGATAAAATTTGAGAGACTAAAATGGCAGAACGCACATGGAAAGAACAAGTAATTGTTCAGATTATGGGAAAAGATGCAGGTTATAACAAACTTGTATCTGATGCAACCAGAAGAACAGATCGATTTGGTAAGTCTCTTGAAATACTCAGTACACGGGTAACCAATCAATTTACAAAAGGATTGGCGAACATGGCAACTGCCGTGTCTGCTTTTTCTAAAGATATGGTTGTGGCTGGAGCAAATTTTGAGCAAGCGATAACTACACTTAGCGCAATAAAACCGTCAACAAGTAGTTCGGCCTTAGCAGGCCTTTCTGATGAGGCAAGAAAGTTAGGTGCCACGACTGCATATACTGCTACTGAGGCAGCAGAGGGTATGCAACAATTGGCTCGTGCGGGATTTGAAGCAAATCAAGTTCTAGCAATGACTGGCCCTGCATTATATTTCGCAGGAGCGAATGCAATAACAATGGATATGTCAACGAAATTGTTGGCATCCTCTTTAAAGCAGTTTAATCTTGTTGCTTCTGATTCCAATAATGTTCTGGATGTTTTTACTGTTGCAACACAGAATTCATTGTTTGATGTAGAATCCTTAGCGGTAGCTATGCGATATGGTGGTTCAGTTGGTGCTTCTCTTGGTAGGTCCCTTGAAGAAACTGTTGCGGTTATGTCGTCATTTAGAGATTTGGGCCTTGAAGGTTCGATGGTGGGTACTCGCTTTAGGCAAGCGATGCTTTCATTAATTAATCCTACCGCAGGTGCTAAAAAGATAATAAAAGATTTAGGATTAACCTTAGAAGATGTCAACCCTTCTATTGTTGGCGCAACTGAGGCAATCAGAAATCTTGGAAAGGCGGGAGCCACAAGCCCAGATGCACTAGCGCCTATTGTTTCTAAAAGGGCAGCAGGTAGTGTTTCAAAACTAGCAAAAGATTTGGCAGAAGCATTAAGCATTGATGAATTAGAAATGTACTTTTCAAAATTAGGAAAAGATTTATCACTTCAAACTGTTGAAGATATTGCAAACGCAGAAAAGCAAATAGGGAAATCTCTTCACCAAATAGATCTAATGCAGATGAAGTTTCAGAGATCTGCTGGGATAACTGCGCGAACCTATGAGACAATGATCTCAACGGTAGAAGGTCAGTATAAGATATTGACCTCTGCTATTCAAGAATTGCAAATTACAACATTTAAAGCCTTTAATACAGATGTTTTCAGGGGAACAAAAAAAGAAATAGAAGAAATTGGAAAAACATTTAGCGGTACAATACCTGAAATTAATAGTTTTTCTTCTATACTTGAAGATTTAAAGAAAGTTGTTGATGACGTAACAACCGTTATTTCTTTTCAGGGTATTGAAACAACATTATTCTTCACTGAAATGACCGATAAGATCAAAGAATTAGTTGATACATTTGGAACCACGGAAAGTATAACTATTCATTTTATAGAAATGAGTAAAGCAATTGTCTCTGCTTCTCTAAATGTTGCTTTATTTTTAAATAATTTCAGATTTTTAATTGATCTAGCACAGACATTTGTTGCTATAAAACTTGGGTTTATGTTTAAGAATATTGCCGAGTATATGCTAAGAAGTGCTGGAGCGATGACCGTGACTGCTGGTGCCATGGTAAACCTTACAGGGGTGCAGGGTGCACTAAATGTAGCTTCTAAGGGTGATATAGCAATAAAGAATATACAGCGAACCCTAATGATCCAAATGCTGGAATTGATGATCGTTCAGACCCAAGCATTTGTTGCGTTAACAGCAGGGCAAAGTAGGGCAACAGTAGCAACTAAAACAAATACCGCAGCATTAACTACGCAAATCATGGCAATGAAGGCTAGTGTTGGTCTTTTAAAAAAGCAGATAATAAGCGCAGGAGCAGCAAGTGCCACTATACCGGTCGCGACTGTATCGATGGGGCTTCTAGGTAGGGCGACACTGAAAGCAGCCGGGTTCTTTCGTGCGCTTGCGGGTGCTTTATCAGGCCCAATAGGACTTCTTTTTATATTTGCACCCTTATTAATGGATATATTTTCAGGCTGGAGCGACATTGCAGATGAAGTAGAGGCTACCACCTCAAAAGTTAATTCATTACGCCTATCACAAGAGGCATATAATAAATCATTAGCTACCTCTGCTGGCGGGGATAAAGTTGATCAACAAGATGGGATAAATGCATTAAAGCAACAATTAAGAGATAGAGAAGAATATACCTCAGTTATTAGAAATGAACTAAATTTAGTAAAAGATCTTACTGATAAAAAACGACAAGAACTTCTATTAGAGGGAAAATTATTTAAAGTTCAATATGGTAAGGAAAATATTTTATTATCGGCTAATGCTGCTCAGGCATTAAGGAATACTTATTTAGAAAAAGAGCATGGGATTCTGGCTCAACAAGAAAAAATTGCTGAAAGTATGACCGCTAATGCAGATGCTTTAAATAAAAAAGTTAAAGATGGAGCATCAGGATTCACATCATTAATATTACACCAAAAAGAACTTAATAAAGAGTCTGGATGGTTTGGGAATTCATGGAAATTAAGCCTAACTGATTTAAATGATTTTAATAATATATTAAAAGAAACATCAGCATCCATGGGTTCAGTGCTTGTTGCAGGAGAAAAGCATAGCAACTTAATGTCGGCTATTGCTAGCAAAGGTTTAAATGTTTATAGTGCTAGTGATTATTCTGAGATAGTAAAATTATCTACTGAAGTTTATGAAACACTTGAGTCTCAAGCTAAAGCCACATCTAATCAAGCCAATGTAATGGGGAACGCCCTTACTGATGCAATAGATAGAGTTACAAATGCTGGACAGAAAAGAATAGAGTCGAATAAACGTATAGGGAAAAGCAACAATGATCTAAATAAAGCAATTGAATCAAGGTTAAAGTTAGAAGAAAAGCTTAGGAAAGCCCTAGAAAAAGCAAAAGCAGTAAGAACACAAGAAACACTTGCTATTGAATATAAATATAGAATTAAAGAACTTCAAAAAGTTTATGAAAAAGAATTAGCACTTCTTAAAAATAATTTAGAGAAAAAGAGGGCGCTTGAAGCACGTTATGCAAACTCTGTAAGGATGGTTCAGGATACTTATGAACAGAAATACTTGGCTGGTCATGACAAGATGCGAGAGCGGATTCTACAAGATATTGAAGAGAGTTCAAAAAGTGAAATAGGGCTTTTAAAGTCAAGTCATAAGGAAGAAATCGACGAAATAAAAGATAAATTTAAAGATGAAGAAAACCTGATAAAACAACAATTAGGCATTAGAGATGATAACTCAGCATTGTCTGCTGATATCATAAATAAACATTTAGATAATGAATATGACATAACAATAGAGTCTTTTGATAAAAAAGCCAAGGCTCAGTACAGTGCAAATAGTGAATATGTAAAGAATAGTATAGGTGATAATGCCTCACAAGAGAAAAGACTAGAATTATATGAATCAGATTTAGCTAAAATTACAGAAGAAGCAAACACAAAGAGGGAGGCCCAGAAAGACAAATCACTCAATAGATTGGCTACTTTAACTACTAACCATCAATCGCTGCTGGTCTTAGCCGAGAAGAAGAACAGCGCAGAAGTTTTAAAGGCTACTGGCGAGTTGCAAGATGAATTATTTAAGAATGATATCGAGAGCATGGAGTCAAGGCTAGGTGTGTCTCTTCCTGTTTTAAATTTAATAGTTGAAGAAGAAGCATATAAAAAATATCTTAAAAAATTAGAAGATAGTGGTGATATCTCTGCGAATAGAAGGGGACAATTAGAGCAACTATATACACAAAAAATATTAAATCTCAGGAAAAGTGTTCTTGACCAATCTCTAGGTTTTGATTCTAATTATCTGAAATCTCACAAAGAAGATATTGCAACTCTTCTCAATGAAGAAAACGCAATGTTTAATAATTCGCTAAATCTTACTGAGGATTTATCGAACAATAGATTACTGAAAATGCTTGGCTATTCTAAGGAAGAAATAAAATTACTTGTTTCTAGAACGCAGATAGCAAAGACCATATCAATAGAAGAATTAAAAATAAAGAAAGAGACTGCGCTAAAGCTTCTTGCATTAGATAAATGGTACAACGGAGAAGCACAAGCAGTAGCTCGTCAGGCTGAGGTAGATAAAAGAGAAGAAGTTAAAGCTAATATGACTACTCTTTATGAGTCCAGAAGACGTGCAATTGCAGAAGGAGAAAAGGAAGAAATAGAGGAACTTTCAAAATATAACGATGAGAAGATTTTAGAAAATAAGAGATATTTTAAAATATTAAGCAATATATTCTCACAAACACTTCTAGCAACCCGGTCTTCTTTAAATAAAATAGCAAAAATAGTCGGTGGTGCAACTATTGCATTAGGCGCTCTGTTTTCATTACTATCAGGAGAAAAAAATTCATCTTCAGTGAAGGAATTTAAAAAATATTTAGCTGGAATAACTAGGTCATTTAGTGCTTTCGGAGCAAGACTAGAGAAAACAGGGTCAGAAACAAAAGATTTCTTCAAGGGATTAGGTGACGGAGTAAAAGGTGTTAGCAAAAGTGGAGTTACAAATATAACTACTTTGTTTGCTGGAATAATATCATTATTTAAAGAAGGAGGATTAAAAAAGGGGTTTTCTTCATTATCAAAAGGATTAGGAGACTTGGGGAAATCCACTAAGGAAAAGGGATCAAAAGGAGACCTGCTTAAGGGATTGGTCGGTGGAGTAAATAAAGCCAGTAAGGCGCTAGGAAATGTAGAATTAACTACAGGTGGTGGGCTTGCAGGAATGGCTAGCAATACAAAAGCAATATCAGGTGCGCTTTCTGCAATTGGTGGAAAGTTGGGTGCTATCTTGGGTGGAGTTGCTTCTACACTAGGATATGCAGCTATTGGTGTGGTTGTATTAGGCAAGGCATTAGGCAAAATATTAGGAGTTGTTGGAAAGGCAATTTCAAAAATAGTAGAGTTGAGCAAGCAAGCCTTTGATTATATAACTGGTGGATTTAATCTAAATGTTTTCACTGCAATATCAAATATTACTAGTGATATTATATCACAGCAGACCGCTGCTATTGATAAAGCGAAATCAGACTTAGAGTCCTTGGAACAGCAATTATTGGCGAGGAAAATAACTAAAGAAGAATATGACGAAGCAAGAGCAGGTGGAATCGGATCGGTAGATGAAGTTGATATTCAGGGTGAAACAGAAACTGCGGTAAATGAACTTTTTAAACAAGCAGAAATGTTTATGGGTGTGATACTTCAAGTTGCTCCAAGAGTAATGGAGATGTTTGCGGAAAAACTTCCTGCTTTATTTACTATGTTTAAAAATGCTGCAATAAGTCTTTTAGGCACAATCGAAGCCTACATGCCTAATTTAGTTATAAGTTTTGTTGATTCTATATTCAGAATTGCTCCTTCTATTTTATCTGTACTGCAAGAAGTCCTTCCATCTATACTTACATTTGCTACCAATTTAATTGTTAAAGAATTACCTGCTCTTGCAAATATGTTTTACAGCATACTCTTAACTTTTGGCGATATTATAATATCTTCTTTGCCGGATATTGTAACTGCAATAATAAAGCTTGTTCCTACTGTGACTTCGATAATACAAAATATGTTAAAAATATTTGGTGTTGTTGTAAAGGAAGTAATTAAAAATGCTGATGAAATAACTAAAGTGATTACCGATGCGATTGGGCCAATTCTTGCGACACTTGCAGATCAATTGTTTCCATTACTAGCTAGTCTTCTAAGTGTTTTAGTAAAATGGGCATTATCCTCTGCTACCAATTTGACTAAATTTGCTATCGATCTGATTGTTGGGTTTATGAACGCCCTGCCTGATATAATCACCAAAGTAATTGATTTACTACCACTAATAATTGAAGAATTAATATTAAGCATTGGGGATATAATAATTGCAATAGTTATGGCAATTCCTCAAATAATACATGCTATTATTATTTTAATACCAACATTGATCGCTAGTATTATAAAATTAATTCCTGATATTATTGGCGCTCTTGTAAGTAGTATAGGTATTGTCGGTAAGACAATGTTTGATTCATTCACATCAGGTATCTGGGATATGTTTACTGATATTGGCAAACAATTCGGTGAAGCATTTAAAGACACCTTGTTTAAAAATGATTGGCTTTCTGGGCTTAGGGACACAAACAATTCAGACGATGATGGGTCTTCTGTCGGGGGTGCAATCAAGGACTGGTTTGGAAGACAAAAAGATAGATTTGAGGGTAATGCCTCCGTATCGCTGAATGAGTATAATGATACTCCATATGCACTAAGGGCTGGACTAGATGGTTTTGCTGCAAAATTTGCTGCTGGTGATTATATTGTCGCTGCTCAAAATCCTGCTGGATTATTACAGCAAGCATTAGATAATTTCATTAATACTACAAGTTCAAGAGGCTCATTTTCAGGGATGGAGTCAATGGGCAATTCAGGTGGCGCAATGCCCCCAATCGATATAGCTGTTATAGCCGAAGGAAGGCTGTTAGATGCCGTTCAGATTACAGCCCTTGATCGAGGTCACGCCCCAAGAATGGAGCGTAAATTACGCAGAGCTAGCGGGGTCAATGTAGGCTTCGATAGAGGCCGATTCAATAACTTTGGGAGATAGAAATGCCAAAAGCACCATCGCAATTTATGATTATCAATGATAATTCATTCGTAAACGCCTTATTAACATCAACCAATAGTTATAATGAATTAAGGTTGGATGTTGCAAATGCTGAAAGTACTAATTCAGGTGAGTTATCATTATTTTGCACAGGATTTAATCTGGGTGCTTTAACTAGTGATCCTACTAGTTATGAATTTAGAGTTCAAAATAGTGGGTCCTTAGATTCTGCTACATGGATATGGTCTAAATCACCATCTTCCGCTGCATCTTCTTGGTACGGAGAGCCAGATCTTCGCTATCCAAATGTAGTTGACAATGCAAACGTTAAGACTATTGCTTATGGTGCGACAGGTGTGTATTCTAGCAAAGAAAATGCAATATTATTATATTATGGATCTTCAACATCAAATAGTATAAATGTAAGAAAAAAAGCATTAGGTGAGGAATCGAGAGAAGGTTATTGGGGCACCAGCACAATTGATATAGCTGCTATTGCAGGGTATGGGATTGATCATTCTAATGATCAAAGTATAACACTAGATGTTTGTGAGCTACCTAATGGGACGCTACTAATGCTTGTCGGATATAACGATGATTTATTCATATACGATAGTCTTGATGGTTCAACATGGAGTCTTTATGCAAATGAAATTGCTTCAAGGTTTGCAGGAATTAAGAGACAATTCCTTGATTGCAAAATAGAAACTAGCGGAAGTTATGTCAGAATTATTGGCACATATCCTAACACTATATCTACTGGTGTTCAAACATATAATACTACTTACCCTTTGTTCTCCATGGTTTCATCAGATAGTGGCGCAACATGGAAAGACGTAACAACTAGTGACTTTCAATGTATTGAGATTTCAACTTCAGGAGCAGATAGATTTTCATTTGATATAGCAAAATATGATAACAATGGAACCTTCATAATTGTTGGGATGACTAATTTTCGTGCAAATAAAATATATGATACGTTTATAGGTAGTGGAAATTTAGCATTACAATCAACATTGGAGTCCCCACATGCCACCTTAGATCCATCGGGCGTATACATTACAGATTATGGAGATTGGATCGTATGCGTTCAGGTCGGTGCCATATCTAGACAAGATTTATTTCAAGATGCTCAATTTATAAGTAGTACGAGTGTAAATAATAACCCGGCCTTACCGACCCTTACTGTAATAGGTAGTAAAATAACAATGTATGAATTCATTTTTCAATACATTGATAAAACAGAAAATCCTTTGACTGCAAAATGGAAAAGTCTAAATGATTCTTATGCTATTTCAGGATATTATGGATCTATGCGATATGTCCCATCTAGGGGTGCTATATTTGATACAGGGAAAGGGTTATCTTTCTTTTCTGCGCTTAGGGACATTGAAGAACCTTTGCAATTTGGATATGTTAAAGGAGCATCATATAGAGAGTTTTCTGGATGGGGAACTAGGCCAGTAAGAGATTACAATATTGATAATTTCGCAAGCGAATTAGATGCTACTGCCAATATGTCTGTTGAAATAACAAACCCTCATCAGCCCTCAGGTCGGTTTATGAGGCCTCAGTGGGATGTTGGGGGTGGATGCCCCGACCAAGGAAGCAATGGTGGTATATATACTCCGTGGGAAAGAATAAGGTCATCTGGTGCCAGATCAAATATAGACTGGAAATTTGGTCGAAGTATGGAGATTTATGATTGGGCTGGATCTTCATTGACTCAACAAAATTATTTTAGATTTATTGATCCAAACTTTTATGACCTACAGAGAACATTTAGCATTCAATCCATTGCCGATGATCATTATAGTGGGGTTACTGGTGTCACTAATTTCTATGGATATAGTGATTATATAAAAGCAAGCGGTGAAACTCCTTACGCAGCATCATTTAATGCACAAAAAAGCACACCCTTAAGGAATTGGGTTTTCTTACCACAAATAGATACTTCATCAAATATTACATCTAATTCACAAACAAGCAATTCATACCCTCATGGCTCTTGTGTTGTATGGACAGCCAAATTCGACGATGGGACTACAGCATTTGACGGAACCCAAGACTTTATGGTTGTTGGGTTAAGTTCTTATAATATATTAACTAGATCATCAGGAGCCACAGATAAGTATGCGGTTAATTGCGTGGTTCGGCATTCTGAATATAAAGCAGTTGTTTATGATAAAATTTCTAATGTTGCGTTGGCAACAATAACACCTGATGCCTCTATTTATGGGGCAAATCCCTTTAGAGATGAATTTTGGGAATTCAGATGGGCTTGGTATCCATTCAAAGGAGGTCAGGTAATATCCAATACAACAAGTAATTGGAAAGGAAAATGTGCTCTGATGTGTAGAAAGTTAGGGTCTGATGATTGGCTTTCTACAAGCGTTTTAACGCCTAGTTATGATGACATATCTGCAATAACTTCTGCTGATATTAATTCTAGGCTTCTTAATCAAATGATTTATTTTGGTAATTATGAAGGTAATCCTTATCAAAAATCTAACTGGAAAAACTTAGGTGTTCATACAGGTAATGATCTTGGTACTTTTGCTTATATAAATGCAAGTATTTCTCCAGTTGCTTCTTTACAGCCTATTGATGCAATACGAGGAAGAAAGCTAGGAGACTCCCCAATAACTTTTGATAGTAAAGTAGCAAGTAGTCAAACGTCTTTTGCTAAGGCTGTTTGGGGCGGGGCTGGTGGTGTTTATAATGATCGATATACTTGCAATATAAAATATGTTTATCCACCAACAAATATGAATCAATTTTCGTCTCCAAGAATAAAATATAGAACAAAAAAGTCTTCTGCTCGGAATACAACAAAAACTGCAAATGTTGTATTTAAGAGTAAAAATAATGATGTTTTTTATCATGACTCTGTTTCCTTTATTAATACGAATTTGGCTAGTCTTCATGTTTCTTATTCCATGGATAATTCAACATATAGCGCAGGTAAAACAATTGATTTTAAAAGAATAGGTGGTGGACTAATTACTGCAGCAACTAGCAATATTATTACAATTGATTTTCCTAATAATAATTTATTCCCAAGTGAAATATCAAGTAGCGATAAGAAGAAATTCTATCTTCAAATTGATATTGCAACAGCAGGCACAACTTATGATAAATATTTAATACAAAAAAGTTTTGGAAATAATACCTTTGTTCTTGATCAAGAAAATTCAAATATTACCTCAGTCCCTTCTGGGATGGTAGGTTCGACTGTAAGTATATATAATGACCGTGGATACGGGATTTATTCTGCTCCTGAATATGGCAAGTATATGAAAATAACAATTCCTGAATATAACAGAACGAATACAACTTATGGAGAAATCGGAAGCATTGTAGCAGGGGTTTCCTTTAATTTCGATGTTCCTTTATCTTGGTCTTTTACAGATACAGAGAAAGCGAATCAGCAAACCTTTAGAAGTCGCTCAGGAATACAATGGTCTTATAATCAAGGGCCCAGTACAAGGGAATTATCATTAACAATGATTGGTGATGTTAGCCAGCAAAATAGAAGAACAATTAGAGAGCAAATTAAGTCTATAAGTCAATACGGTAAAAATAATTTAGTTTTCATAACAGAATCAGGAAGTAAGGATTCTGATATGATTTTTCATGGTAGATATGAAGATTCAACTCAATTAAAAAATGACGGATGGTATTATGACGAAACAAATAAGTTGTGGAGACCCATAGGTAATATGGGGATAAAATTAACTGAAATTAATTAGGTTTTATTATGGCAAATTTAACAGACTTAAAAGAATTATTATTTAATAGAATAAAATCAATATCCTCAATAAATTCATATTGGGCTACATTAATTAATTCTGATCCATATTTAAAAGAATCTTTTACTACAATAGATTTGGTTTTTGGAAATGGAAAAAAAGTTAGCTTTTCTACAAATAATTTGGAGTGTAGTGATGATAATGATAATAAATACATATATGAGCCTTTTTTGCAAGAAGAGATTACTATTTCTTCTTCCTACAAATTTGGCGGAGGACAAGCCAGCCAAAGAGTCCTATCGTTATCAATCGATGGGAGGAAGGTGGATGCTTTAAGCATAATTTTAAACGGAGATTTCTTATCGGGAATAGGCGAAATTTGCATACAGAATAATAATGGAGATTTTGAAAGCAGGTATGTGATTTTAAGAGGAGAAATGAGGGGGTCAATTAATTTTGGAGTAAAAGATGAATTGATTCAATTGGAAGTAGGTGATCCTGATTTAAGAATAAACAAAACAATACCAGAATTTTTAATTACGAAAGAAGACTTTTATGCTTTACCTGATAATAATACAGGATTAAGATTTCCTGTTGTTTTTGACAATTGCTACGCAGGAGTATCAACAATAAGAACATCCGAATATGAATGGGGGCCTACATTTATTATTGCGTATGGACATGATATTACCGTAATTGAGGTGTATTTAAATGGGATTCTTGTTCCCAATAATGACCAAGCAAGAGGTTGGGAAATATTATATGAGATTACAGATTCAGGGATTCCCTATACAGCTATTGATTTTGTTTTTGCAAACGGGCAAATAATAACTCAAAATATGTCCAACGGACTTCCATTTTCAACATCAGTTGATATACCACCTTGGGATAATTCTGATTCTGTATATGTAAGAACAGAGTCTAAAAGTGGAAAAAACAGATCCATAATAGACTTAATAAGGAATTTATTAAGAAATAACATAGTTTATGGGGCCAACCTAATTGATGAAAAATTATTTGGAAAATCCGAAGGAAAGGTTCCTTTTCTTTTTGGTCAAGTAATAATAAATGGATCATCTTCTAGTACTGTAACAACTGCACTAGAGTATGTAGAAAGCGCCATATGTCCTAGCTTTCCTATGATCTCTATGGTGTATAGCGGGAGTGGGATAGGTTGTGTTGTTACCGACAGAAGAAGCAATGTTTTCTTTGGGACATTCATTGTTGGTCAAGAATTAATATTTGATAGAATTACTGGGATTCAAGAAACCCCAAAAGAAGAAATATATAATTCTTTTACACTTAGATATGGATATAATTCTTTATCAGATACTTATGAAAAGAGTGTTACAAGAAATAAATCTAATTCTTATGTTTGTGAGATATCAGAAAACAGAACAGGTAAGCGAGATTACGATCAAATAGATAGCATATTGATATTTGATGATTCGACTGCTAATTATGTAATTGAATGGCTGTCTGCTCACTTCTCTTTACCTTCATATTATATTGAATATTTAGCAATCCCTTCTTTGTTTTTTAAATTAAATTTAGGTGACAATATAAAAATAACTGACAATGAATTGGGGTTTATAGAAGAAGTTGGGACTATTGAAAAATTAGAGTATACAAAAGGAAGCCTAACAATAGGAATTCGATTTTGGATACTTTATACTAAATTAACAAATTCGCATTAATAAGGAGAAGAAATGAGTTCAGGTGGTAATTTAACAATCGATAGGCCAACTGCAACCGCAGCAGTGTTAAATTCTTTTTGGGATATGGCAGTTGCAAATATAGCAACTATGATGCCTACCGCCTTGAGGTATATTGATTCAAGGGCGTTTGATGATCTTACAATGGATGAAGATGATGTTGAGGCTATTTCTATATTACGACAAGGAGATATATTACAAGCAATAGCAAATAAAGCAAATCGTATGTTTTTTAATACACCGAGCCTGTCATGGGATCTTGATGATGATGGAATTGGAATAGTAGATCTTTATGATGATGCCTATGATTTAGGTGTAAATGTTTTACCTAATTTTTTCGATACAGAAGGATATGAGGTTAATGAAGAATTAAAATATTATGAAGCGAATCCTGATTGGAGTTCTGATTTCTGGGATTTACAAAACAATATAAGTCAATTAAATAAATGGTTGATCGACGGTTCTCCTTATAGGGTAACCGTTTATGATGATAGTCTAGATCCAGAACAAGGATACTTTAGGGATATGATCTATGGGAATAGATACAGAACAAATACTCAATACCAAAATGGATACTTATCCCAGGTAGGATCCGTTCCTTTAGATGGAACAATTGTTACAGGTTCTAATAATCAATCTTCTCAATATATGCAGTCTGCATTATATAAAGCTAGTAATAATGTCATGCAGACAACATTTTCCATGACAGGAAGTAATAAACAAATAAACATGCCCACAATGAACATGTCTTTAAAAGAAAGACTTAATATTTCTGCTGAATTTAAAAGAAGCGGGCTTGGGGGGTGCAGAACTAATGCGTGTGCTTTATCCAAGCCTATATCTGACTGTATAAATGTTACTGACCCTAATGCCATAATAGATAATGCATATATGAAGTTATCAACTGGGGATTTATTTCCGCTAAGATTTCTACCAAAAACTGCATTTGAGAATGCCATCTTGCAGAAGGCAAGAACAGAGAGGGGGTCTGATGTTAGTACTTCAACTGCAACACAAACTATTGCAACTATTACTTTTGATGTATCTGTTATTGGTAATCCAATAGTAACTAAAACAGATAAGAGAGTAAACAACACAACAGGAATAGGATGGTTTTCTAATGGGTTTTTAGGCTCAGAAACTTTTGATGGAACAGGAAGTAAAAAAGAATGGAATCCTGGTGATTCAAGAATTCTATCTAGGAATAATTTAGGATATAAAAATACAGATCTAAATGTAATAAAATATGATTATGGAAATGGATATAATGAATGGTTTTCAGATAAAGCATATAAATTAGGGGAATCAGAAAGATTTGAAGGTGGCTGGAAAGAAGGGAGGACACCTTCTATACCTAATAATAGCCTTGATTTATTATATGTGACTGAAAACTTATCCTCTCAATGTACGGGATCAAATGCAATATTTAAATTAAGTTCCTTGTATGAAACAGGAACGCTTCATGTTTATTGGAATGGAGTTAGACAGAGTGATATTCAGATAACCGAATTAAGTTCAACAACATTCGGCACTTCGTTTGTTCCATCTTCAATTGGTGTGCTAATTGTAGATTACATGCCTTTGTAGGTATGTGTTTTAAATTAATATTCTAATAAGGAAAAAATAACATGGCTGATAATATTCAAATTAAAACGGGTCAGATAACTGATGATGCCGTTACCGCTGACAAAGTAAATCTTGCCGCTGGTGCATATGACTTTAGTTCTGGTGGTGTTCTAAGTGTCACAACTCAAGCTGCAAGCACTAATTCTGTTCTTGCTGCATCTACCGCTTATGTAGATGCTGCTGTTGGTGCCGGATACAGTGCTGGTGTTGGTATTGCGATTGCTGGTGGAGTAATTACCGCTAAAGCTGCTATCAATGCTGGTATTACCTATGCTGGTAGTGCTGCTGGTGATGGTGCTCAAGTTGTTCTTGATGCAACTAAATCTCTTTCTGTTGACAGTAATGGTATTGCAGTTGAAGTACTTACCGCTGGTGGGATTGCCCATTCTGGTAGTGCTGGACTTTCTCTCCGTTTGGGTGGGATGATGCAGATCGCTTCTGGTGTTCTTGAGCTTAAAGATGATAAAGTAACTCTTGCTAAGATGAAATGGTCACCTAAGTATGAAGAGTTTACTGCTCAAACAGGAACTACTATTACAGTAGCCGGATCGATACCTGTTGGATATGAACTAACTACTGTAGTATACAAAAACGGATTGAGACTTTCTTATGATGCAGATCCAAGTACTAATAATGAATATAAAGCATTAGGAACTACTATTACATTTGGTGCCGTTTGTGATACCGCTGATCTTATCCAAATTCAATACGTTAAGGAATAGTAAACCTGTTTAAATCTAAGGTTTAAATCTAAAGTTTAAATCTAAAGTTTAAAGCCCCTTCATCTGGAGGGGCTTTTTTCTTAAGATTGACCCATGTTCTTCATCATAGAATCATAGTTAAAATGTTGACCAAGACATTCTGAAATATTAACCATTTTATCTTCACAGAATCCAGTCACCTTTCCATTAAATGTATATACATATTTGGCAACCTTAATTCTTCCTTTAACAAAATCAATACCTTCCTGAGTGGGCCTCCACATTCCATTTGTTCTTGTGTTTCTATCTGGGTCAATCTTTGTTTCTGCCAATCCCCAGTAAGCCAGAGCGGGATAATCTCTACTTGAAAATTTACATTCTTTATAATGTACCCAATCATTTCTATTTTCAAATTCCCTAACAAGAGAAATTAGGAATTTAGTACTATTGCTAGAAATATTACGCTTGTATTCTTTCGCTAATTGATCACAAGTTGGACAGTATACACCTCCGTTCCTTCTATCTATTTGTACTTTATTTTTTAAACTTAAAGAAACATTATCTTCTATAAACAAAATCGCTTTAGGATAAAAAGCTTTAAGGAAAGAATATATTTCTTCCTCTTTATTGCTTTTTAATTCTTGCAAGCAAAACATAAGTACCTTGCCTTTTGATATTTCATTTATTTCAAAATAAAGAGAAGCATTAGAAATGAATTTCTTTAAATAATTTAGTTTTTCAAGTTTTAATCTTGATGACATTTAATCTCCTTTTGGCGTAAGTTATAATTCAATTCTAATTTCTTCATAGTCTGAAATTTTACCCATTTTTTCAGCGGTATCATTTAATACAACCCCATTATTCCAACATTCAAAAGTAAGGTCGAAAGTAACGGATAAAGGGTTTAATCTTTCAAATTGAACTAATATTTTACATCTTTTATGTTTTTCATTTGTTTCAATATCAAAATGATCAAACGCCAATTGAACTAATGCAAATTCTTGGTTTTCGTCTAATTTGTTAATAAATGTATCATCTAAAACTGAATAATAGTCTTTTTCTAAAGAGATATTGTTAGCATTTATTATTAATTCATTAGGCAATGCAATAAAAAGCTTCTTTCCATTTTTAGTAAAAAAAGAATTGAATAGATTATTATCTGACATAATTATTACCAATAGATTCTACTGATGTAATCTCAATCAAATCAGTAGAGATCGTAACTTTAACATCTAATTCTTTTAGTAAATATAATATACACCAGTCTGGGCATAACCTTAATTTCTCATTTGAGATTGAACAATAAGCACTAAGATTTGAAGGGTTTATTTGTAATAACCTAGCTAAATCTTTTGAGTTTTTAGTTGGATTCCTTAAGATCCAAAGATCTCTTAATTTTGTAAATATGTCATTTCTAGGTAATTTTATTTTTTTATCACATTCTGATATAGTCATCATGTCTCCTTGTTGATTACAATTTTATTTCTATGGGGCTATCGGGTTTATTAATTAGACAACTTATATCTATTTGCATCTCGTCATCATTCTCAATTGATTTTTCCATATGAGTGTCAGTTCTAATAACTTTTTGACCGCTAAACATATTTTTAAAGTCTTTTTCTGATACCCAAAAAGAAATGGTGAACTTTATTGGTTTTCCAAATGTATAAGAAAAACCTCTATTTACATTTAGATTAAAAGTAAATAATATAGATTGTTTGGATAAGTTTAAAGCGAATTCAAGAATTCGATTTTGTAGTTTTAATTTTGTATCAATAGTAGATATTTTTACATCCATAGGGCACCTCTGTCTTAATAATTAATTCTATACAATGGAACATTCCAATTTGTGTATATGTATATATAGCACATACAGAAGACAATTCAATAAATTGTATGTTCTGTTGACATAGAATTAACAAGAAGGATTATATGTAAAGCTATTACTAATAGTAAACAACTATAATTACATCATTTATGTTAAATAAAATGAAAAATAGCTTGTTGATACATGTATTAATATAATATAATTATAATTGAATTAATATTACATGTATCATGTTCAATGTTCATTATTAACAACAAGGATTACTATTCTTGTACAATTGGAGCATATGAATAATAAGGGTGACTTGTTGGGAGCCTTACCCACGTAGCATATTTGTGAGCCAGATAACCTTCAATTAATTGGCGGTTTTCTTCGTTACATTCACCATTTACCAATATAACTTCGGCAATATCACCTTTAAAGAATTGTGAAGAGCCATTTTTACCCATAAGTAGCTCATTCGCATTATCAGCACCTGCTCCCATATATTTATGATTTATTTTGCTACCATCTAAAAATAATCCACCTGTTCCTGCGCTTAATTTATCAGTTATGGCTTCTGACATTTGATAAGTATTTGTAACGCCTGTAAAGCTTGCTGCATGCGAATTAGAATCACCCGTCATTGAAAGTCCGACAGTTGATACATATCCTAATGAATAAGTTAGATCTTTCACTAATAATGGATTGTTCCCAACTGCCGGATCAGTAGGGCTATTAATTATAAATATACTATATCCATTTGTAATTAAATCTAAGGTCGCAGAGTCTGCTGCACTTAGAAAATCATTAGTTCCATCAAATTTAATAATAGAATAATTGTTTAAAGCATTTTTATATTCAACAGGTTCATTTCCTACTCCAGCAGCAGACATGGTATTACTATTTGCACTAGAGTCTGACCAAGCTGTAACTGTTGATCCAGTGACGGTGACTCCAAGATCTGCTTTATACCATGAAGCAATTGTTACTCCTGTAATATTGTTTGGATTCCATAAAGAAGGAGACGTTCCTGTTTGTGTATATTGAGAAACAGTAAATGTATCTAAATATACAGTTCCATTTTTTACTTGAATCCCTGGAACTCCCCCTGTTAGTTTAGAATCATTAATATCGCCAACATTAGCAACAATAGTTGAGTCTAATAGCAATTGAAGAGTAACTTGGTCTTTACCATAACACCTAAATTCCATTGTATGCTTTGCGCCCCTAGATATAGAGGTGTTTGGCATTGTAGCGTCTACTAGAATAGTTTCTTTATTTCTAACTCTTCGACATATCTGTACTTTCCTTTGCTCTACATTTAATTTTGCAATATAACATGAGTAAGCACTTTGAGGGTCGCCTTGAAAATTAGTAGATCTTGCTATAAGCCCTAATGTTCCACCCATAAATGGATGAGTTTCATTATAATTAGGCCAAGCATAATCAGTATATACCGAGTAGCTAGTTGCAGACATTGTTGTTGTTGTTCCAACAACTGTTAATAAATAATCTTCTGTTTGGGTGGTTAAGCCTGAACTTGCAACTAGGCATCTTCCGCTTAGAACACCTGTTGGGTCATTTATTGCTCCCCATCCTGACGTTCCTTTCCAATTACTTTTACTCATGATATCCTCACATAATTTACCCCATGACAATCACAAGGCTCGCATCCACAGACTAGGCACTCATATCTAAAAAATAGCATACCTTTTATTTCTTAATCTGAGAAATTCTATCTCTTAAACTTTTAGGTATCTTTGCTTTTTCAAGATTAGATCTTTCTTGTTTTCTAGCCTTCCTGTCTTCTGGGGACTTTTTGGAGAAGGAAACTGCTATCTTAATTGCAGTAGCAAAAATTAACCCATCTATTGCTTCAATAGCTGCGCCCATAGGGTTTTTGACTATTGCATTAAAATCAATAAGTTCATCTAATAAAGATGACAATTGATCTATTACCTCTTCTTCTGGTATTCCTTTTTCTAACAAAAGGTCTGCCATATCCAATATTTCTTTCCAAGGTAATTTACTTAAATTTAAAGCAATTTTAGCCATGATATCTCCACGTAGTTTATTTTTTTATTGATTTTCTTTTCTTATCTAATTCTTTGTTGATTGATTTATCAGTTTCACTCTGTATCATTTCTTTTAAATTATCTATAGGCTCTACTATTGATCTTGTTATATATAAAACATTTCTTTTCCGAACATGCACTTCATTCATATCGAATTTAGGAAATCTATTATCGGACATTGTGGTTACGTTTATTAAAACAAAAGCATCCTCCAATAAGGCAGATGTTTTTACTTCATCACATACACATGGTAACCAAAATTCAGGTGTTGAAAATTCTGCATATACAATATATTTCTTTACTTCATCACTCATAAATCCCTTGTTATTTTACATATATTTATATAGAGTTAGTGCTACTATAACATATATATCAATTTGGAGTATAAAAATGACACCTAAAATATTAGAGATAATAAAAAATAAAGGATACAAAATATTTCTAAATGGTTCCTATAATATAAATATTATAGGCGTTAGGGGCGATTCTTTAATATCAAATTCATTTGATGATTCATTGTTTCTTGTTTTTAAGGATAGCGAAGGGCTTTGGGTCGAATTAAAATTTAAAATAACAACTGACCCCGGAAAATATTGGTTGCAAAATCCTTCTCGTATTGAAGGTACGGCAATTCTTGTTGAAGGTCAATATAGTGGTGCTTATCGAATAGATAAACATCGTGGAAGTTATGATGCACTATGTCAGCGTGGTGCTCAAGTACGAATATATAGAGATAATAATAAAAATATAATATTAGACAAAGAAATTGAAGATATTAATTCTGGTTATTTTGGTATAAATATTCATAAAGCTAGTGCAACAAGAACAAGTACACAAGTAGATAAATGGTCAGCAGGATGCCAAGTTTTCGCTAATCCAGATGATTTTGAACTTTTTATGAGTATTTGCAGAATATCTTCAAGTAAATACGGGAATTCATTTACTTATACATTAATTACCGAAAGCGATTTATAGGATAGTCATGGAAGACTCTGACTTTATTTTAAAAATTGGTGACTGCATTGAAGAATTGAAATTATTAAAAGAGAATTCTATTGATTCTATTGTTACTGATCCTCCTTATGCCGTATCCATAGACAAAAATGATTGGGACGATTTTAAATCTTTACGCCATTTTCAAAAGTGGTGTGAGAAATGGGCAATAGAATGCTTTAGGGTTCTAAAGCCCGGTGGTTATATTGTTGCATTTAGCTCGGGAAGAACGTATCACAGGTTAGCTTCGGGCATAGAAGACGCTGGGTTTCAAGTTAAAGATACAATTAATTGGGTGTATTTTAGCGGGATGCCAAAGGGGTTACGAATAGATAATTTAGGTACTCAATTAAAGCCAAGTTGTGAGCCTGCGGTATTGGCCCAAAAGCCTATATCAGAAAAAACCTATGCTGATCAATTAAAGAAAACAGGTACAGGGTTTATGAATATAGATGAATGTAGATTCCATCATAAAGACCGTTGTTGGCTAGGCCCTAAAAATGCTGATTTTGTTAAAGCTTGGGATAAGCCGATAATGAGTAACTTTACAGGAGACGGAGCTAAGTTATTCGTGGCTGATAGTAAAACAAATTATCAAATAAGAGATATTTCTAAATATAAACCTACTGGTGGTAGATTTCCTGCGAATATTTATCATTGTAAAAAGCCAAACAAAAAAGAAAAAGATGCAGGAATAAGAGCATCGAGGGATAATAACCAAAATGGAAGAAGAAACTTCCACCCAACAGTAAAGCCCTTAAAATTGATGAAATGGCTTGTTAGGCTAGTAACGCCCCGAAACAACAATGCTGTTGTCTTAGACCCATTTCTAGGCTCAGGAACAACGGGTATGGCTTGTTTATTAGAAGGATACCGATGCATAGGGATTGAGCGTAATCCTGAGTACAAACATATAATAGAATCTAGGATAAAAATAGCTAGAAAAAGTATTTCTGATAAAAATCTTGACTGAATATATTCGTATAGTTTATATTAATATAAGCCTCGTACCGCCTTAATCACCTCCTAGCTCGTACACGGTCACCTAGTTTGTAATGATAGAGTATTTGTGAAAGGATCGCTGTTTATGATAGCGATCCTTTTATTTTTATATTTTCGGACATATTCTGTCTTGATCATGTCAATTCAATGTAAATCGCTTTAAATTATATGTTTAATCCAATACAATTAAACATGTCAATAAGACATTAATATAAATAATAAGGTGGTAATATGGTAGATAAATTTTACTTAGGAAGTGTCGTAGTTACGAAGTCTTTAAATAATTTCTTAGAAGAAAGCGAGTCTTTTCAGAAGGTAATATTTGGGTGTCTCGAAAAGCATAAGTCTGGGAATTGGGGTGACACTGCCCTTAATGATTGTGAACTTAATAACAAGGCAATTGAAGAGAAGAATGGAGATAGAATTGTTTCAAAATATGAACTCTCTAATACGACTCTGAATTACCTTAATTGTGATTCGATTCCGAAAAGAGAAAGTGATCTTTATTCTTCTATTTTTATAATTACTGAAAATATTGGAATTACAGAAAAAACGTTAACAACACTACTGTTTTGTTCAGAATATTAAGGAGTTGTAATGAAATATAATAATATGGAATTACATTTAAAAAGATATGAATATCCTGAAATGATAAAAAAGGGACTGATATTTCCTGTCTCATACAGTGAAATAAAAACTTTACCTTGTTCCAGAAAGTATGCATTTAAATATATAGAAGGCTTTTCTTCTAATTCTTATAGTAGGCCATTAACATTTGGAATTTCTTGGCACTATGTCTGTGAACAAATCTTAATCAAAACAATAAAAACTGATCAAATTATGGACAATAAAGAAATAAATGATGTTTGTGATAAATATTTAGTTCATTTCCTTGAAGGTGAATTAAAAAACAAGTATTTCTATGAAGGTGTAACAATAAAAGGAGAAATAGAAAGCATAGTTACACAGATAAAATTAGGAATAATAGGATGGGCAAAGAATTGGTCGGAAAATATACATCCCAGATATAAAGTTATTGCTGTTGAACTTGCTTTAGGCATGCCTATTTCGTGCGACGGAAAAGTTCTCCGTAAAAAGATGACTTTTGTAAAGCATGAATTTAAAGATTGTGAAATATTAAGACTTCCTGTTTCTGGCGAGTTGGATAAAAATGGAAAATCTTTTTCAAAAGACAATTATGTACCTGAAATTCAGATGGGTGATAAAATATCAACTGAATCGTTAAAAAACACTTGTATTTCTAAACAAATTAAATTCTTTAAAGTTGGAAAATTGGACTGCTTATTGCAGTCAAGAGAGACGGGTGGGCTATGGATATTGGATCATAAAACGTCTGGTTCACCAAAAGGGTACAAAACTAAGATGCAATTTAATCTTCAACTTCATAATTATTGCTCTCTTGTTAGGTACGCCATTAAAGAGGGAAGGTTTTCTGATTTAAATTCAGATAATTTAATTGTTGAAGGGGTCATGTGGGATATCGCTTCTTCAAAATACAACCCGATGCAATTTGATTCTGATGGAAAATTAAAAAAGTTAAAGAGACCGATCCCTCCTTACCATATCGTTAAAGAATATGTTGAGAAGAATAAGTTAGAAGACTCATATTCTGATTATTTAGATCTTTTAGAAGAGAAGAACCTCGACAAATATTTTTTAGTTGAAGAGATGATCTCTGAAGAAGATATGGACAGATGTGAACTAGAAGATTACTGTTATGTTCAAGAAATGATCATAAAGAGAAAAAAGGCAGAAATCGTTAATTTGCGATCTCCTTCCGATCTTAGCGTAAAGATTCCACGTTTTACAATTTGTGAAACGTATAATTTTTGTCAATTCTATATCAATTGTTTTGCAAATACAGCAATGCACAAGATACAATATAAACGTGAAGCCAATATGTTTTGGCGAAGCATTCTATAAACACAAACTACACTACAAGGAAACCAATATGGCTATTGAAATAAGAAGAGCAAGCGAGGCTCTAAAGAAAGGAAACACTCATGCAAAAATACTTGTCTGGGGCAATTCTGGGGTGGGCAAGTCGTGGCTCGCTGCCAGTGCACCGAACCCTTTGATTGTCCTAACAGAGTCTAACGGGGCTGTCTCTGTTGGTCACAGCAACCCAGATGCCGATGTCATAGTTATCGATAATATTAAAGACTTGAGAACTATTTGTGGTATGGCTAAAAGTGGAAAGTTGAACAAATATGATACCATTGTATTTGACAGCCTTACAGAGTGTCAGAGGTTATTTAAAGATGAAATCCTTGGCGATAGGGATACTCTGAAAATACAAGATTGGGGCTTATTGGCTACTAGGATGTTAAAATTCATTCGCTTGGTTCGCGACTTACCTTTCCATATTGTCTGTACTGCTTTGGCAGACAAACTTACAGACTCTGAGGGTGTCATAACAATGAACCTTCCTCAATTTGAAGGCAAGAAAACAGCTAATGAGATTATGCAATATTTCAGTGCTGTTGGGTATTATTTTCAAAAGAGCACAATCGTAAAGACAAGTGATGGTGATGAACATAAACAATTAGTTCGTAATCTTATGTTCGAGAACACAACAAAATGGATGGTGAAACCTTGCCACCCACTAACAAATGTATCTGATCCTAATATGACAGATATTATATCCCGCATAATTTCTGGTTCAAATACTACAGAGATTATTAATAAAAACAAAACTAAAAAAAATCAAAAAGTTGAGGTGACACATGGCTAAAATAAACCCTAGAAAAGATGGAAGTATTTCCGATTCTGGATCAAGACCTAAGAAAGTAACGGCAGGTAATAAAATATTTGCCCCTATTGGAATAGCATACACAAAATCAGCAAACAAAGGAACTGTTTGTCTGCATGTATACTCTATTGTTATTAAAGACCTAGAAGGTGATAATAATGAAGGTATAATTCACATTGAAAAGTTTTGGCAAACAGGAAAGGCGCTTTGGAAGGTTGCTAATTTTGCATTATCAATGAGATGTGAAATTGAATTTGATTCAGAGGATAGGAATGATGTTGAGAAGATGATAGCCAATGGTGTGTGTTTCTCTGGTGAAATCGCTGTTAAAGATAGCGGTGAATATACTGTTAGAGAGATCGTTAATTTTAATATACCTAGTGATGTAATAGATGATGGTAAATTGAAGTTGACACCTGAAATGGAAGAATATATTGTTCAGGGAGAACAAGCGTTTCCTAAATATATTCAAAAACAAAAAGAGTATGGTGTTAACTTTATAGAACCTAAAAGTTCTGTTAAGATAGACTTATCATCTGACGAGGAAGAAGAATATCAACATGATAGTATCCCATTCTAAAGTATTAGTTGGCATTGACCCTGCAACCGCAGGATCAGCAGTTGTTTTAATCGGAACTTCTGTTCCTGCGGTTATACTTTGGAAGAAGGTTACTAGAAAAAAAAGGAAAGTATTTAGTGTTAGTATCTCTTTCTCAAATTCAAAAAATGTACAAACAACATTATGTAGAACCCCTGCTCATATTGGAGCAGTAATATCTGGATTGAGTTGTTTAAATATAGTGAATGGTATTTCTATTGAAGATTGTTATTTTCATAAGAATCCTAAAACCACTATTATGTTGGCAAGATTTGGAACTGCTGTTTCTGCTCCCTTGCAGATAAAATGCGGATTTGATCCTGTATTTGTTGCACCTACTGAATGGAGGAAGTCAGTCATAGGTGTGAGAACTAGAATAAAAAGAGAAGAAGCAAAGAGATTATCGTTAAAGCACTTACCTTTATTACTGCCCGAATTAGAGCATCACTTAAACCTCTTAGGTCGCTACGATCATATAACTGATGCAGCAGGTATAGCCTTATGGCTGTCATACAAATACTCTAAATAATTTAACATAATAATAAAAAAAAGGGATTAACATGAGGGTAACATACCAACATGATAGGATATCTACGCCTATAAAAATAGCAAAACTGTTTGAATTGTGGCTTCACATACACAGATGGAAACGAAGGCCAAGACTAACAACGCGGAGAATTATTATTTTTAATTCTCAAATTCAGGAAAAGGGATTCGCTGAGATTTCTCAGGTATTCTACTTTCTTATAAAGGATAATGATTATTCAAATCATATCAAAAGCAATGGTCATACAAAATTAAGAAGTATATTTAATCGGCACAATTGGGATGAAAAGGTTCAACGTTCAACAGTAGGTAAAAAAAATGAGTGCATTTGAAAGATTTAATAAGCAAGGTATCGATATAGCAATTGGCTTATTAGGCATGAGATCAGGAAGGATGAGGTCATACGGGGATTGTCCTGCTTGTGGCTCTGAAAAGAGAGGCAAAAACGATAATCGCTTGCCTATCGGGATAACGCCCAATGGGAATGGCTGGCATTGTCATAAATGCCAAATATCAGGCAATTTGACAGATCTATTAAGTTATAGTCTTTGTGGTAATTCTTATTCTGATTTAGATGATGTAAGTAAAACAACTATTTTGGATTGGTTGCTGGATAAAGGTTTCGGAACAAAAAGAACTGATGTTTCTAAAAAGTTTACAAATATATCTAAAGTCGTTGATAATACAACAGTAAAGAAGAAACCTAAAATTGATACTACTTCTGATTTTAGATGGGAGAAAGATTTATGGAGGCAATACAAGGCAAATTTGAGTTCTGATATAGGTAAGTTCGTATTTGAGTATCTTACATTGGATCGCAAGTTATCTACTGAAGTAATTGATAAGGCAGATTTGGGCATGGTAAGTATAAGGGGCGAAGATTGGCTGGTAATCCCTCTCAAAGATAAGCATGGAAAGGTAATAAACATGCGCTTCAGAACAACACCACCCCTTGATAAGACATTCCGTGTCTGCGCTGGGTGTCCTATGCCATTGTATGGGCTAGATAGCACATCTAAGCAGAAAGGAAATCGCGTTATAATTATGGAGGGAGAATTAGATGTTCTAGCCATGCATACTTACGGGTATGAAAATATTGTTTCAGGAACAACGGGAGCATCAGCAAATTGGAAAGAGGATTGGCTTGATAGCATTGAAGGGTTTCAATCATTCCTGATTTATTATGATAATGATCAAGCAGGTGATACTGGAGCCGAAAAAGTAGCCAAAAAATTAGGATATTATAGATGTTTTAGGGTTAAGGATGACGTATTTAATGATGCGGGAGAATGTTTACAGAACAATATTCCTTATAATCATATTCAAAAACTTTTAGAAAATCCAGAAGGATTTATTAAAAGCAGACTGAAGCGTGTCGGTTCTTATCAAGACCAAATTGAAGAACTTGTTAACAACCCAACAGCAGTAAAAGGTTTTTCAAGTGGTTTAAATAAATTAGATCCATTGATCGGTGGTATAAGACCGGGTTTGTGGGTTGTGTCTGGAGATACTGGTCATGGTAAAACAACATTTTTAACATGGTTACTTTGGAAACAAGCAACAAATATGATTCCTGTTCTTGTTACCAGTTTTGAGCAACAGCCCATTGGAACAGTTCAGAAATTATTAAGAACTCAAGTAGGCAATGACTTCACAAAGGTTAGCGTTAGTGATAGAAAAAAGGCATTTAATGAATTAGATGCTCTTCCTATTCATATATATGATCATTATGGTGAAATAAAATTAGACGAAATAATAGAATGTATAAGATTCTCTTGTAGAAGACATGATATTAAAATTGCCTTAGTTGATCATTTAGGATTTCTTGTCGGTGGTCAAGATAAGAATTTAGATGAAAGACAGGCTATTGAAAATGCTGTTAGAGAATTGGCTACCATTGCAGTTCAGGATGATATTACGATAATGCTTGTTTGCCACCCTAACAATATGTCAATAGCCCAGCAAAGAAGAGTAAAGATCACAGACCTAAAAGGAGCAAGTGCTATTCGACAAGATGCACATGTTGGTATTATCGTGGAAAGAAACGATATAGATCAAAATTCAATATTTCCAACCACAACAATATATGTTGATAAATGTAGATCTGAATTCGGATTATCAGGATCAAATTGTTTATTAGCATTTGATCCATTGTCGTGTTATTTTGCTGATGATTGGAACTCAACCCCGAGCGGTATTGCTAATAGAAAAGTGATTTGTCCTACTTAACAAAATAAGGATAATAAAATGACTAGAAAATATGTATTACTTAGAGATATGTCGTTTAACGATACGTCAAAGAATGACCATTCATTGCGTATTCTTAAAAAGGGTTCTGTATATCCTCTTGTATATTTTAATGAATATGATCGGTACTCAAAATCAATGTTTTTCCAAAGTAAAAAAAAGAAAGAAAATATTGTAATATTGTTTGCTGAGGGAATACAGAGGAAATTTATATTAAATATAGATGTTAGGCTTGTGTAGCTATTGATAATAGTATTTAAATATATTACATTATCTTTATGTTCACTATAAAAGAAATTTTCGCGACACTTCAAGGTGAAGGATCAAGATCAGGAACTCCTGCGATCTTTGTAAGGTTTGCTGGTTGTAACCTATGGTCGGGACAAGATCATCTTCGAGAGAAAGGAAAAGGTCACTGTGCTTTATGGTGTGATACTGATTTTTTTCGTGGAGATAAATATGAAGGTTCTGAATTATTAAACCGCCTCAATAGATTAACCTCTAAGTGGCAAGATAAGATGGTTGTATTTACAGGGGGAGAGCCTTGCTTACAATTAAAGAAGCCCGAAGCCGTAGGATTAATTGAAAGATTGCTAAATACAGGATGGGTGGTTGCAATAGAAACAAATGGAACGATATCTGCTGAAGAGTGTCAAGTGCTAAATATATTAAATGATCACCCGAATGGTCATATTACGGTTAGTCCGAAACCTCTTATGGATAAAAGTAAACGTCACAGTATTGAGCATATTAAATTAAGATTTGGTACAGATTTAAAAATAATCATCCCAACAGTGTTACCTTTAAATGAATTTCAAGAGTTAAATTTTGAACATTTCTTCTTTCAACCAATGGATCTACAGGACGGGACTTCTGGATTAAGTTCAGTAGAAGAAACCATTGAATTCTGCATAACTTATGGATGGAGGCTATCTTGCCAAACACACAAATTTCTAAACCTACAATAGATGAAGTAGAAAAAGCATTTAAAACTATATTGAAATATGTAGGCGAAGATCCAGAAAGAGAAGGCTTAAAAGAAACGCCTAAACGAGTAGCTAGATCATTAAAAGAATGGTTTTCAGGATATGACATAGATCCTAAATCTGTATTATCAACAACGTTTGAAGAAGTTGAAAATTACAACGAGATTGTAGTTTTAAGAAATATTAGGCTAGAAAGTCATTGTGAGCATCACATGTGTCCTATTATTGGAACGGCAACGGTAGCTTACTTGCCTAGAAATAAAGTTGTAGGAATTTCAAAATTAGCTAGAGTAGTAGATGCATTCGCGAAGCGTTATCAAATTCAAGAAGTTATGACAAAGCAAATAGCAGACACCATACAAGAAGTGTTAAATCCTAAAGGTGTTGCAGTTATAATTAAAGCACAGCATTTCTGTATTGGAACAAGGGGAATTCATAAGCATGAAAGTGATATGATTACCTCCTGTATGCTTGGTGTATTTATGGAAGATAGCACAGCCAGACTAGAACTTATGCATTTAATAAAAGATTAAGGATACAGTATGCTTTCAGTATTATCAGCAAGTGGTGGAATGGATAGCACCTCTCTTTTGATGAGACTCTTAGGAGAGGGTCATGAAGTCCATGCTATTTCATTTTATTATGGTCAAACCCATTCTTTAGAATTGATTAGGCTTAAAGATAATATCACTTATCTTAGTGAAAATGGATACAAAGTAGTTCATAAAGTTATTAATATAAAATCTATCATGTCCTCCTTTCATAGCGCTCTGACTGGCTTAATTGATATGCCAGAAGGGCATTATGAAGAAGACAACATGAAAGATACTGTTGTTCCGAATAGGAATGCCATTTTTAGTTCTATCATATATGGTTATGCATTATCAGAAGCAAATAAACGAGGATGTAAAGCACAGGTTGCTCTTGGTGTTCATAGCGGGGATCATGCAATATATCCTGATTGCAGACCTGAATTCTATGACTATTTATTTATGGCTTTTGATTTTGGAAATTGGAATTCTGAAAGCGTTAAATTGTATCTTCCTTATTTAAACGGAGATAAAGAAAGTATTCTAGTAGATGCTATCCATTATTGTAAGAAGTTAAGACTTGATTTTGATACCGTATTTGCGAACACAAACACAGGTTATGATCCAGATGAAAAAGGAAGATCTAGCGGGAAAACTGGGGCAGATATAGAGCGCATATTAGCCTTTCACGCTATTGGAAGAACGGATCCGATAGAATATGTGGACGGATGGGAAAGTGCCCTAAAGCACGCGATATCAACGCAAGAAAGACATGATACAGATAAAGAACAGCATTCAAATTCAGAGTCTTAATATCCATGTCTTTATTCAAGAATAAACCATGGGGTTATGAGTTATTATTTGCTCATAGCGAATATTATGTTGGTAAGATTCTTTTCATAAAAAAAGGACATAGGCTGTCACGTCAATACCATGAACAAAAAGATGAAACTATATTTGTTCTTAATGGAAAGCTTAATTTGGTTTTAAATAAATCAGAAGATCTTATTATTTTAGAACAAGGAGACTCTTACAGAATAAATCCACTTATAATTCACAGGATGGAGGCCAAAGAAGGAGACGTTAAATTAGTGGAAGTATCTACTCCTGAACTCAATGATATAGTCAGATTAGAGGATGATTATGGAAGAGTTTGATGATTACATATTTCTAATACCAGCGAGAAAGGGATCGAAAGGGGTTCCATTTAAAAATAGGAAACTTTTTGACTACACAGCTAAAATAATACCTGATTCAATTAAGCATAAAGTCTACGTCTCAACTGATGATGAGTTTTTTATTGAAAAGTGTAAAGAATTTGGATTTAATTATATAGAAAGAGACCCCTTGTTTGCACAAGATGAAACTACAACAAAGGACATGGTTAATAATTTCATTGATAATAATAAAATAGTAAATAAAACCATTATTTTATTATATTTAACGTATCCAGAAAGAAAATGGATTGATGTTTTAGGTGCTAAAAAGTTCTATGAGTTAAAAAAATGTCAATCTTTGCTATGTAAGAAAAAAACTATTGTATCTCCTTATCTAATCCTTTATGATTTAGGAGATGATTTTGGAGAGCAGGTAATTCCACACAACCTTTGTAGGAGACAAGAATACAGAGAATGTTTTGAAATTAGCCACTTCATAAGTATATTTAGTGTCCAGAATTTAAAAGATTTAAACGTGAATTTATATAATTCAAAAACTAAATTTATGATTATTAAAAATGCAATAGATATAGATACAACTAATGACTTAAGGGTATTTTATGACAAAAGTAAAAATAATAGCAGAGATCGGGATTAACCATAATGGTGATATTAATATTGCCAAAGAATTGATTGATGCTTCAATACTTGCTGGTTGTGATTTTGCTAAATTTCAAAAAAGAACACCAGATATTTGTGTTCCTGAACATCAGAAATCTAAATTAAGGGAGACTCCTTGGGGTGAAATTCCTTATATAGAATATAAGAAAAAGATTGAATTTGAAAAAGAAGAGTATGAAGAATTGTTCGATTATGTAGAAGATCTACCTATTGAAATATTTGCCTCTGTATGGGATAAGCCTTCTGTTGATTTTATGTCTAGATATACTCCATTTTCAAAAATAGGATCAGCCTTAATAACAGATTTGGAATTATGTAAATATGCTAGAAAGAAATCAGAATTTCTTATTATCTCAACAGGCATGAGTACTGAATATGAAATTGAAGATTGCATAAATGCCTGTAATCCTGACGTTGTAATGCACACGAATTCTGCTTATCCTTCGCCAGTTAATGAATTAAATCTAAATTACATTCATTGGCTAAAGGAAAAATGGCCTGAGCACGCCATTGGATATAGTGGTCATGAATATGGCTTGGTTACTACTTTTGCAGCAGTTGCAATGGGTTGCACTTGGGTAGAACGACATATTACGCTAGAAAGAACTATGTGGGGAAGTGATCAAATGGCATCGATAGAGCCACAAGGATTTACTAAATTAGTAAAAGGGATAAGAGACATAGAAAAAGCTTGTATTTTACCCCCACAAGCGCGGGTCTTATTTCCTAGTGAAACCTCTAAAAGAGCAAGTTTAAGGAAATAAGATGAAAGCATTACATTTATATGCCTCTAAGGCACAGTTTAATTCTGGTGATTTCTTTCTAGGCCCTGCAACTAAATGGAAATTTGAAAAAATAATTGATTCAAAAGTAGATTGGGAAACGCTAGACATTAGACAATCTTTCTCAAAAGGAACTATCAATTATATAAATTCGTTTGATTATTTAATTGTTGGTGGGGGTGGATTGATTCTTCCTGATAGCAACCCAAATGAAGTATCTTGCTGGCAATGGGCTATATCCAAAGAATTATTAGAACTCATAACGGCAAAAATATATGTAATGGCTATTGGTTATAATTTGTTTTTTGAACAAGACATGTCCATGCCTCATCGAGAAATAGAAGATTCTATACCAAGAAGAAAAACAATATTTAAATCTAATATAGAAACCTTAATAAGGAAAAGTCATTATTTTAGTATGAGGCATAAAGGGGACATAATTCAATTAAGGAAAATTGTTGATACTGAGTATCATTCAAAAATAGAATTTATGTTTTGCCCTGTTATTGATTATGTTAAAAATAAGTATCTTCTTTCATTCAATTCAGGAGATTATTATACTTTTGAAATTAAAGATGATCGTCCCAACAGAAGATATAAAGGAACATCTAAAGAGGAATTTTATAGTAAATTAAAACAATTTATAGAATATTTAATATCTGAAAACAAGCCTGTTGCTATCATGTCTCATGATGGTAGTCGTTCCTTTTATGATTATTTAAAATCTAAATCTATAAATATTCCACTTTTAGACAATACAACCGCAGATGAGATTAAAATAATTACAAATTATTCAAAAGTTAAAAAATTATATTGTATGGCAGGTCATAGTCAAATGACAGGTCACGCTCTCGGAATAGATATGTTTAGTTTAATAAGCCACAACAAATTAAAATACTTTCTTGAAGACATAAAGAGAACAATACCTAAAGATGGTGAATATGTGTCTGAATTAACTTTAAGTAATTTAATTAAAGGATATAATGATGAATCTTGAACAAGTTAAAAAAATATTTTCGAGAAAAAAGAACAGTAGAAACCCTATGATGAAATTATATAATGTAGACGAATTTTATCAGGATATAAATAAATTATTTCATTCGTATGAAAGTCTCGATATTTTAGATATTGGAGGGGGGAGAGGTCGCACATTTGATACTGTCAATTCCAATTATCATGTGTTTGATTTAAATCATCATAATAGTAAAAATTTTATTAAAGGCGATATTACTGATCCTAAATTAAGCGTAAACAAGCAATTTGATATAATTTTTACTAAAGATACTTTTGAGCATATCTTAAACCCTTGGGAGGCCACAGATAACATCAAAAAACTTCTTAAAGAAAAAGGGGTCTTTATCTGTATAGCACCCTTTTCTTGGCGATTTCATCCTTCTCCATATGATGCTTATAGATATTCTCATCAAGGATTAAAATATATTTTTGAACATAAAAATAATATTAAAGAAATAGAGTCAGGATATATTTATGCCATTGATAAAACAAAAGGAACTTGGCCTAATAAATATGACTCTTGGATTGCTCCAGATGGAGTATATAAAGATTGCGTTTCTGCTTTTTATATAGGGATTAAAGATTCAAATTATATTTTCAATAAAAATATTATTGTAGCCGATACTTCTCTAAATCATGATTAAAAAAACAATGAATTGTGTTATTTGTAATGGTTCAAGTTTTTTATATCGTGAACATCTTTTATTAAAAGAAGAAATATATAAATGTTCTTCTTGCTTTTATCATTTTGTAAATTGTTCAAATTTTAATGAAAAAGATATATTTGATCAGCAGAATAATAATTCTGGAAGTTTTGGTGGGAATTTTTCCAGAAATTCTAAGTATTTATCTTTATTGAAAAAACAAACAAATATTAAAAGCATATTAGAAATTGGAACACCTGATAATTACGGATTTTTAGAAATGGTTTTTAAAGAATTTGGAAAAACCATTGAAATAAATTCTCATGACTTAATAAAGAATAATTTTCCTTCTTATATTAATTTTTATTCCAATAAAGATGAATTGCTAAGAAAAGAAATTGATCTCTTGTTTTGTATTCATACTTTAGAACATATCCCAACTAATCATCTTTTAGAATTCATTTCATTTTGTAAATCTGTATCAAAAAAATACATATTTGAAGTACCTTGCTGTGAAACCCTTACAAGAGTATTAAAAAGTTCCACTCAGCCTCATTATAGTTTCTTTTCTGAATTATCATTAAAGGTTCTTTTTGAAGAGGATTTGATTCTAAATAAAACAAATGAAGTTATTAGATTTACTAATTTGGAAGAATTAAATATATTAATATAATTATATTAAAATGAAAGAATAATGAAAAAGCTAAATATAGGCCCAGTCTCTTCTACTTCTTATTTTAAAAATCTTGCAGACTAGGAAGCAAGAGAGCATTATAGAAGTATGTATATAGAGGTTATTAAATGATTATTTATGTAGACATAGATGAAACGATCTGCAATTCTCCTGAAAATAGAGACTATGCAAAAGCAGAACCAATTTACGCACATATTAAGGAGATAAACAGGCTATATCAACAAGGTAATACAATTATATATTGGACAGCAAGAGGGACTGGCTCTGGTATAGATTGGAGATATATTACCGAAAATCAATTTAAAGAATGGGGCGTTCAATACCATCAATTAAAGTTTGGTAAGCCCATTTATGATCTGTTCATAGACGACAAAAATATAAATAGCGAGGTATTTTTTAATGGAGCTTTCGAGTTTAAAAAACAAGCACAAATATGAAGACGTATGGGTTATCGGTTCAGGATCTTCTCTTGATTTTATAGATAAATCATTTTTTGAAAACAAAATAACCGTTGGAGTTAATAGGTCTTGTTGTTATTTTGAATGCGATTATGTGGTTGCAAAAGATCTTAGAGGATTAGAAGAAATAGAAGAAAACACTTTAAATAAAAATATTCAAAAAATATATTCTTTATTTAATTGTGGGAATACTACATCAACAAGAAATGACGAAAATAAAGATAAAGATATTGTTTATTTCCATCACCCACAAAATGGGAACCCTAGGACAGAAATCATTGGAACGACCAATAGTAATGGAGAAGACTTAATTATTGTTTCTTTATCAACAATAACTAGTGCAATTCATATTGCGGCCTATATGGGCGCTAAGAATATAATTATATGTGGTCATGATTGTGGGAAACTAAATAATAATATTTCAATAAAAGGATATAATTCTATTATCCCGCCCGTACAGGGAGCTAATGAATATGTTGAATGGTTAAACCGCATAGAAAATCATACTATAAAAGTATGTAAAAAACTTAAAGAAGTATACAATTGCAATATACATTCATTAAATCCATTCATAAATTTTAATTTAGAAGGATTTAAATTTGAGTCAAATCCAAAAATAAACGAAAGAAGGTTTAGTTAAATATTGCCTTAAATATATAAATATAAGGAGTGAAAAATGAAAAAGAGCAAAAACAAAATAAAAACAACAACACAAAATAGATCTGAAATATTAGAAGGCAAGCCTGAAATATTAGAAAATAAAAAAATTATAAAAAATAAAGAAGAACGAGACTGGAGATATCCTTGGGAAAAGGCGTGGAAGACTGATCTTAGAATAAAGTGGAATTAGATAAAAATAAAGATCAAGCAAATTAAGAACTTATAATAAATTACTAAAAATTATCAAATCCGTTTAGTTGTAAAAAAAATGTAAATTAATCAATTAAATTGTTGATTTAACATACTGATTAATTTAAGTAATAATATAAGGAGAATTTTAATGGGATATCAAAGTACAAAAATATTTTCAGGATATAGCACAGCCTTCAGGCAGTGGAAAGCAACTCATTCTCATTGTAAATTTATGCATGGATATGCATTAAGTTTTAAAGTATGGTTTGAGGGAGACATAGACGAAAGAAATTGGGTAGCAGATTTCGGGTCTTTTAAAAAGAATGGAATTAAAGACAAATTAAGTAATATATTTGATCACACTACCATCATCGCTAACGATGACCCTCTTTTGGCAGACTTTGAAAACCTGCATAACAAAGGTGCAATTCAGATTATTATAATGGAAGATGTGGGGTGTGAAGTATTTGCTAAATGTGTATCAGATATGATAAATACAATAATAAGTAAAGAAACCAATGGAAGGGTGCAAGTCAAAAGAGTTGAATGTTTTGAAGGCTCTACAAGCAATAGTGCAATTTATGAGGCTAATAATGAGATCAAATAATACTCAAATTGCGACTATAAGATTGAATTTATTAGATCTAAATAAAAGCGCGAATGAGCCTCAATTTAAATCTTTAATAAGCGATGGATGGACTGTTATTTCTTCATTGGCGGTACAAGAAGAAGAACGACCTACTTTAATTTTACTGTTGGCTCCCCCTAAAGAAGAAATCAGGGTTAAAGTTGAAAAGGAAATAAAGATAAAACTAATAATCATGATTATTATTCAAATATTAATAGCAATTGTTTTAATAAAGGGAGGCCTGTATGCCTAAGGTAATAGAAGAAATAGAAGTAGAAGAAGGTCAAAAAGTAGAAACAGAAAAAGTAGGGGAATGGGTGCACCTAGATCAATTGGTGGAATGGGATCAGAATCCAAGATTTAACGACCAAGCGATAGATCAAATTGCTGATAGTATAAAAAAGTTTGGTTTTTCTTCTCCTATAATTGCTAGAAAAGCAGATAACAAAATAATTGCAGGACATACAAGATTTAAGGCTGCTCAGTCCTTAGGTATGCAATTTGTTCCTGTCCGATTTATGGACTTGTCAGAAACAGAAGCAAAGGCTCTTGCCCTTGCCGATAACAGGCTCGGAGAGATAGCATCTTGGGACGACGGGCTGTTAGGTGACGTGCTATCTGAATTAAAGAAAGAAGGCGTAGATATGGACATATTGGGCTTTTCTCAACAAGAAGTCGATCAATTGTTAGGAAATTGGACTGATCCTTTTTGGGATGAAGATGAACTTAATAGCAGTGAATTAAATGATGACGAAATAGAAGATAATGGTCAATCAATAATCTATATCACCGTAGCTATAAATAGAGCCAAAGATACTAGTGATCTCATTACAGAATTGCTAAATAGCAACAACATAGAACATACAATTAAATTAAAATAAAAGGATTTACAACATGACTGATGATGAAAAATATGAGTCTCATGGGAATTCTTCGCAATTAAAATCCCTTGGGAATGCCAAAACTAAATACCCAACAACGCCAGACGAGGCAGAGTTAGAGAAAATACCGTGGAAAGGAGAAGGCTTTAGTTACGTTACTTGGGAATGCCCTGAATATACTTGTGCTTGTCCCAAAACAGGCCAACCTGACTTTGCAACAGTCTATATACAATACATACCAGAAGCATATATTGTAGAAAGTAAATCATTGAAAATATATTTATTCTCTTTCCGTAATTATGGTCATTTCCATGAAGTTGGGATTGAAAGAATTGCTAAAGATATATTTGATTTTATACAACCTAAATTCTTAAGAGTAGTTGGAGACTTCAATAAGAGAGGAGGGATATCAATTGTCCCTATTTCAGAATTTGGAGATCTTTCTTTATCTAGCTCTATACCTATTCCTAAAATAACATATGGCTCTTAATGCCTATTAAATTCCATAATTTAGTTTCTTTTGCATTATTTGGAGATCGAATTAATGAAGGCTTGCATCCAGAATGGAATACTATGTTGGATAGCGGGGGATTTACAAACTTTGTAAGAGGTAAAGATATTGTTACCTTGAAAGATTATTGTATGTATCTTAAAACCGAAAAGGTAAGGTTTTGGGAATATATGGCTCTCGACCGAATTGGGGATAAAAAGATCAGCGGGGAGTATCTTAATAAAATGATAAGCGTCGGTCTTGCTCCTGTTCCAATTTATCAGAGAGGAGAAGGAAGTGCCAAAGAATTAACTAAGATGATAGAAGCAAATAGATTAATTGCTATTGGTGGAATCTCTCAAAACCTTTCAGCCAAAGCCGAGCAAGAGTACCTTCGTAACGTAATGAGGGTGGTAAGAAAAGTTCCGACTGCAAAGGTTCATCTTCTTGGGGTAGGTGTTAGAGAAGCCAAGCTATATTGCCCTTATAGTTCAGATAGTAGCACTTGGGCTAGTCATTTTAGATTTGGGATTATTCGTCTTTGGCATCAAGGTAAATTGTTAGACTTCCAAAAACATAAGACTGCTCAACACGCCAAGAGATATGTTAGGCCGAATCCAAATTACACACGATGTTTAGCTAAATATAGCCTGACTTGGAATGATCTATATGATAATGCCGATTGGTCTAAGCCTGAAAGTAAATTAAGCATAGCAGCAACTAGGTCTTGGATAAGGCAATCTAGGTCTTTGTATCGAAAAGATAGCAGATATTTATTAGCAAGTTTACCAATAAATGTTCAAGCGATTAAAGAGGCTTGGAATTATGAAAGAATTTCATGGGGTTGGCCTAAGTCTAAATTCATAAGTATACCATCTGAAAAGAAATAATTGTTATATTGTTGTCAATTGTTTCTTGTTCTTATTGATACATGATCATGTATTGATATAATATATATATAATATTATTTATACATGTTCATATAAGATATTTATCATAAATGTAATAATTAATACTTAAGCAGTAATATAAATATATTTTAAAAGACCCTATGAATAATATAAATATATTTTAAAAGACCCTATGAAAGGAGATCAAAATGGATTGTAGGTGGGCAACAACTGAAAGTATTAAAGAACTTAATTTCTGGTCTTCATCTTTTAAAATGAAAAGATACTTTACTGATAGATTAATTTCAATATTAGACCCTGAGGGTTATCATCTCTGTATTGGAGTTGTTGTTTACTCTAAAGGGAAGGGAGATTCTCTTGTTGATTACTATAGAACTCAATGGATGCTGAAATTAAAAGATCAAAAAAGTCCCCACATGGACTATATGGATATAGATATTAAAGAATTTAAAAAATTAACTCTTTCTAAGCCCGCCCCTTCTGATAAATTTAAATATAAAACCTAGCTCTTTAAATAATTATGAAATGTGAATTATGCCATTATTCAGAAAGTATTGAGTTGTTGGAAGATATAAAAAAAACCAAACAACATGAAAGTAGTATAACAATGATTTTTAGAACAAAAGAAAGTTTCATGTTGGTTTGCAAAGCCTGTATAAGTGAAAATGAAGCGATTATGAAATTATACAATTCAGATTTAAATAAAGGAAAAAAATGAATATTACAAATCTCGGCAATGAATTAGATCATGATGAAATCAAAAAAGAACCCGAAGAAAGTCATGTTGATTTAAATACAGTTTCAAGTTTTTTCTTACTTTATAGGGATGATAATGGAAATATATCTTTATCAAATAAATCTTCATCGGCTGACGATAAAGTATTACTGATGTGGCATGGGTTCATGTTATTAATAGAGATACTTTCAGAGTGTATTAATATAGATATAAAATACTCAAAAATATCCAATATAGCTTCTACGATAATAGAGGCTTTATCAGAAAATGGGATCTACACTTATAATGAACTACATTCAGAGCCAGAGAATATAGAAGAAGAGTAAGATGCAAAGCATGATAGATTTAAAATTGCTATTTAAATTTGGAAAAATAACAAGTTCCGTTTTAGATAAAATTACTATTCTTGATTTTTCAGATTACTTGGATCCAATAGAATATTCTATATTAAGTATATTTATTAGCCATAGGACATTAAAGGGCGCTGATGATTTAACCTTCCAAAAGATAACATCGTCTAATATTTTAAATTCTTTTTATGACCACCTTAGTGCTAGTCTTTTATTTATAAGTATAAAAAGATTACCTTCTGGGTATTTAGTTATTAAACCTTATAGCTCTAATCAGGCTTTTGATTTTATGAGAGATGTTCCTCTGCATGTGGCATTGTACTCCTTTGGTGTACCGGGTAATGATGTTAAATTTTTCATTAGAAAAAGACTTAAAGAAAATGATAAAAAAGAGTAAAAATGAAAGTATTAGGATCTTCTGTATTAAGAAGTAAAAATTCAGAAAAAAGAGAAAAGAATGATTTTTATGCCACGGAACCTTGGGGTGTTGAATTGTTTTTATCTTGTCATAAGATGAATAATAAACTATGGGAACCTGCTTGTGGGCAAGGCCATATAGCCGAAGTTCTATCTAAACACGGCAAAGAAGTAAGGTCGACAGACCTTATAGATCGGGGCTATGGTAATAGGCTTGATTTCTTGACCGCAGAGGGTACTTGGGATGGGGATATAATAACAAATCCTCCATTCTCATTGACAGAAAGTTTTATAAGAAAGGGAATGTCATTACTTGAAGATAAGAATCAACTTATGCTGTTTTTAAAAATACAATTTTTGGAAACAAAATCCCGATATAAACTTTTTAAAGAGTATCCCTTAAAGTATGTTTATGTTCATTCTTCTCGTATTGGTACTGCAAAGGATGCTGATTTTGAAAAATATAATGCTAAAGCAATGTGCTATGCTTGGTTTGTTTGGGAGAAAGGTTTCAAAGGGGAGAGCACACTAAGATGGGTGCCTCCATCTTTAGATCAAGAAGATCAGTTTCAGATGTTTAAATAGCCTATAATTCAGATTAGATATACACATGAAGCATAAGATTATAGACCGCAAGGGGAATTAGAATGAAGCTATCAATTAAATATCCTATTTTATTTTCTATTAATGAAGATATTTTACCGAAGCAATTATTACCAAGCAATGGTAGGACTTTTTCAATTGCTGAAATATTTGAATTCCTAATTGTTTCTTCTGATCATGACGATTTGGATAGAATTGAAATATTTGATGGTGCTTTATATTTAAATCCTGTTGATAAGATTTTTAATAAACGAGCAAGTAAATTTTGGTTTTCTAATTCTGCTTTTTTTGATAGAGATCACCTTAGTGGTTCTGTAATGTTTATACCTACTAGGTATGATCCTTATCAAGGAAAAAATAAGATAATTTGATTATAGCTTTATCTTTAATTAAACTAATTTATGCTTACGAGTGTTCTGCTCTTAGGTTCAAATATTAACTTTTACATACTAATGATGTAAACGAGGAAAAGATATAGATTATTGAGAAGATATAGTAGATAGTGGCGGTCGAGGGATTTGACCGCCACTTTTTTATTGTTAATAGAATGTCAAAACATAAATTTTCTGTGTGCATTTTGATAATTATTCGATATAATCATTATGAGCGTTACAATTATTACATATTCTAATTATTACATTATAAGGTCATATAAATCTATCGCTAGTTAAAATACAAATAAACTTTCTATTAACTATACAATACAAAAAAAGGAGAAATCATGTACGACTTATTAACTTATGCACCTATCGTTCTGTGCGCTTTAAACTTAACTTTCTTAGGATGGGTAACAAATAAATTCATTCAAAAGTATAGTCCTAATGGAGAAGGGTAATGCCAAAGTTGAAATTAAAAAAGACTAAAAATCATGATCATTTTGATAGAAGAATTTATCGTGATCGTACAGGTAAAAAATATGTTGATGTAAATTTAGACGATTCTAATCCTCAAATTTGTACAACTTGTAACAAATCTGGAGAGCCTAGTTATCCAATAGATGATTACGTCATAATAGAATTTGATGGGCAATGGAGAACATACGATAAAAATAATGAAGGTGCCCAATGATGAATCCGCTATCCTCACGAAGATACACAGAACTTGTTGACAGAATAAATGGTTCTTTTTCATTGTTTACAAAGTATTTAAGCCTGAAAATAAAATTAATGAAAAAAGAAATCGAAGAAATGGAAACAGTAGACCACTTGGCTTTGGAACAGACCAAAGAAATCATTCAAGATTTTGCTGATGATTTATTAAAAACAGAAGGTGAAAAATGAGCAGGAATTATGAGAGGCATATGGAGCACTTAATATTAAAGGAAAAGAACGATCAAATAGGCAGTTTTAAAATTACTGAAGAAACTCTGACGGTAAGTGAGAAACTCTCAGAGTGGAGCAAAAAAATGAAGATTAACGTATCCCCAATGTTCGCGGAACCGCTGGGCGATATAAATAAAATTATGATCGAATGGGAAGAACACAAATTGACCGAAGCCGAAGCGCGTAAGTCTATTAATGATATCTTCACTTATGTATTTCAGAGGGAGGTGCGTGATGGGTAAAGCAATGAACCTACATTATTCAATAAAGGATCAAGAAGATTGGTCTGATAGGGATTGGAAGATGTTTTTCAAGGACGAAAGATTCAATGAAGAAAAGGCAAGACAACAACCAATAATGAATAAACGGAAGATTAATAAAATGGAACCCAAAAGATTTACAGGTAGATTGTTATGATTATTAGAGGAATAATGAATGCTAATCAGAATGGTGTTTACCAAGACCCTGAAGATGAAAATCTGTTCTATATTGCTAAAAGATATGGTGAAGAGAAAATTTATTCTACATTTTTAACACCCGCCTTAAGTAGATTTTTTATAATACCTGAAGAAATAAGATTAGTTCTTATTGAAAATGGAGCAGTTAATATTGATCTTAACAAAGATGGTAAAAAAAAGGAAAGTTACGCGAGATATAGAGGATTATGGGCTAGTTGTCCTTATTGCTCTGAGAGCGATATTTGTGCTACCGTCTATCTTAAAAGATCAAATATTCACATTACTCACTGTTATAATTTTAAAGAATTTGCTTTTGGTATTTCAAAACATATGAACTTTCTTAGATCGGTTAGATTGACCCATATTGGCGATAAAGAAGTAAAATCTTAAATTAAGAATAACAAATTAGGAGTGTAAATGAATATTATTTTTAGCGTGTTTAGTGGGGAGAGTGGATACTTTGTAGGTGGTCAATATGAAGACAGATCTCAATGTATTAGGTTGTCTCATGATCTGAATATCTGCCCAGAAGTAGGGTCAACAATACCAATGTTAATGGCAACAGAGCAAAGTCCTGATTTAATAAATAAACTGATTGAACATGGATTTATTAAGTCTCCAGCTTCTTATGATGTTACAGACCACATAGGAAGGTTCTTAGGTCAGAATTGCTTATGGTATGATTTATGTTCTATGCATATGAGTATAGATATTGAATGGCTTTTTAATAAATCGCCTATTAATGAAGAGTGTTAGATATGAGTCATACATATAAAACAGATTTACTTTATCTTACAGTTAAAAAAACAAATAAAAATTCATTTAATTTTTATCTTAGATATAAATTAAATGAAGATAATAGTTCAGCAAAAACTAAGGCTGAAGTCTTGTCTGGCTTTTTAGAAATAGAAAGATTTAATGTAGATGAAGATAATTTACTTCAATGGATTGTTGAGGGATTAAAAGATATAGAACAGAAATTACTTGATAATATACTATTATTTGATAGTAATAAATTGTTTGATTCTTCTTATTCTAACAGGGTTAATGAAAAGATAAATTGCCTTTATGGGTTTGTTGAAATGAATAAGATTATAGATAACCCAAAAGATATTAGGGATTTTCTGGCTATTGCTAAATTAATTAAAGCATGCTAGTTTTAAATCACATCGATACTTTTGGTGTATGATCTTTGTTGTTTATAGAATGTTATATGTTTTTCTTTAAAAGAGAGTCCCTTCTGTGGCTCTCTTTTTTTTATTCTAAATATTCAAACCTAAAATTCAGATTGAGTTTTGAGTTCAGATAATTTTTAATATTTACTGTTATTAATATAAAAAAATTAAAAAAATGAAACAATTAATTACATGCTTATTACTTATTATTTGTGATCCAAAATTCAGGACGGTATTTGGTTTCAAATAAAAAGTTTTTGCCACTATATTAATATTTTTATTTTATTTTTTTGAAAATGAAATCTTACTTATTAGTTCTACTAGATACTTATTAGTTCTATGGTTTTGTGGATTATTACACTTATTAGTATTTATTTATTTACCTGAAATTAGTTGTTTATTTGTTCCTTGAATTGGTACGACTAATCCTTTGTTGTTTTATTTAACTTTATTCATAATTTGAACTTGGTTGCTTATATTTAGTTCTTATTTTTTTGTAGATATTATCTTTATATATTCATAAATTTTAAAGATTTATTATTGACATTTCCTTTGCATTCTCTATTGTTCCGATAAGCTCGGCATTATAGAGATATGCTTGCTCTTGGAACTAGCAACTGGAATGGATTTTTTATGATAAAATGCTAAATTGATATTGTGAAAAGAAATTCACATTCTCAAATAATCATAAATAAAAAGGAAAATTATCATGTCTTTAAATAATAATAATATAGACCATATCTCTGAAAGTATGGAAAAAATTGCAGATGGGTTTGGATTCTGTTGTTTTTGGAGAACTCAATCATTTCGTCATACACCTTTTCAATTAAAAGACATGGCGCGAGCAAGTGGTTTCTCACAAACAATACTTGATTCATTCTCTGAGCATTCACTTAAGGCCTCAATCGGACTAGCTAAATATGACTCCCAATGGAAAAAGATTAAATTTAATAACCATAACATTGAAGCTAAGACTGTTCATGTAGATGATTCTACTGGAGCAATAACAGTTGAATTTCTTGGGTATGAGAAAATAACAGATCAAGAAGGCAAGAGAACGCAGGTAGATTCTATTGTGTTTGATAGTTATGGAAATCTATTGAAAACAGGAGTAACTGATGCTTCTAGGGAGTTTGTAAGGGCTGTTGACCACCATATGCATTTCTGGGGCAACAATGACATTTATGACAAGGTTACTAAGCCAATGTTGAAGTCTATGGATGCCCTTAGAATTAGTAGTTCTAATTATTATGTTATGAAATCACCTTCTAATATAGAAAAAATAGACAAACTTAAAAACTTTCTATCTATGATTGGGTATGAATTCTTCACTTTAACTCAAGCGAAAGATAAGCAAACCCAGTCTGCTCTTTCTGCTCAGGTTCAAGATGCTTTGGCATCGAGGATTTCAGATGCGGAAGCCAAGGTTAAAAAATGGAATAGCCAAAACAGGGTTCATGGGCGATCTGAATCGGCAATGTTAACTGAATTGCATGACATTCTTCAATTAGCTGAGGAGTTAGAGAGAAATCTAGGTTCTGACTTGAAGGGTATTAAAGAGATGACTGCTAATGTTAGAAATGAAGCTAAGTCAATCATACATTCTCAGTCTCCTGCTGGAATGAATACTATGGCTTACAATTATTTTAAAACAATGGTTGAAGATGATAATAATATTGCCCAAAAAGAATCGTATGGTAATACATATTATGTTAAAGTAGGAGATGATAATCAAGAATTTATCATTAATGACTCACTCAGAGCAGATGCGAAGAAGGTTGTTGAAAGTCTCGGATTTTATGCAGTGGTTGCTGTTGGTTGTATTGTCTTAAAGCCATTAAAGTCCCTAGATACATTGTCAGTTGATATCTAATATCATTCCCCAAAATGTCCCTGTTGTAGGGAGGCTCTATTGTCTCCCTACAACTTTATTTTTAATACACACAGGAAAATACATGTCCCCTCCATTTACCTTCTCTGAAACCTTTAATTTACAACCTGAAATATCTATATTGCCTGTTCTTTCTGAACTTCGAGCCAACTGGGCAGGGGTTCGTTATCGAATTGGCATGTTTAATGATCCGGATTTTAAGCCTGTTATATCAAAAATATACCTACCTGATGATTCTTGTACATCTATTGATGATCAGTTTATGTTTGAAATAGGAGTGCTTGATCTAGGCGTAACCAATGTGTTGGAAATAATAAATGCCTGCAAGTATTTATTGGATGACAATATAGCTATATCTATTGTTCTTCCAACACTTGTTCCTCTTGGTAAGGTTCTTATTCAAGCTATTATTCATGTCTCTATCTCTAAGAATGGTATAGGCCCAACATTCATTACTACTTTTGAAAATTGTGTAAACTTTTCAAAAGGAATAAAAAGAACCGCTGGGAGCACACAGGAAGAGTATTATGAGGATGTTTCATTATATTTATATGATAGCCTAGAAAAAGAACGCGTCTGTAAAACTTTCGATAATATAAGTAACAATGATTATGCTCTTATATTGGGTGAATTCTCTTTAAATCTATGTGGGAATGCCTCTTCTGCTTTAAAGAGTACCGAGATAAATAAGATTATTGAAGATTACAACCTACAATAGTCATCTTTATGCTTATGGCAATGCCTCGATTTTGTCGGGGCTTTGTTATGTATGAGAGCGCGATCATAAGTGTTTCAAATTATTTAAATAAATTTATTCTTTTCATTATCTTTACAATTGCTTGAATGCTCGAAACGTCCGAAGCTATCGAACACATGGGCATAATCAACCTTGCTAACTAGAAATAATTTCCATTAAAATTAAGCTATAATATACATGTGGAAAGAAACACATAATGAAAATCTCATTCATTATTTTACTTAAATCATTCATAAAAAAAGGAAATGTTATGAATACCAACTCAACCCTCATTAAGAACTCTAAACTATTAGATGGTGTCAGGACTGAACTTAATTCTAAATTCTTAGAAAGAGAAGATGAAATCAATTGCATACTTACTGCTCTTGTTAGTAATACAAATGTTCAATTTATAGGAGCGCCAGGAACCGGAAAGTCTGCTTTGGCAAATTCTGTTTCACACTTGTTAAATTGCTCTTTCTTTAAAGTGAATTTGGATCAAGATTTAGATCCTGATTTTGTTATAGGCCATATCTCATTAAAAGAAATGAGAGATAATGACCGAATAATCCGTAACACATCAGGCAAGATTGCAGATGGACAACTTGTCTTCTTGGATGAGTGTAATAAATGTAATAGCGCCATGAAAAATGCATTGCTTTTACCTCTTAACGAACGTCAGGTTGATATAGGCGATGGTATACCAAGAGATACAGAGATCAGAAGCGTTATTGGTGCCAGTAATGAGTATCCCGGTTGTACTTCAATCGACGACGATACCGATCATCTTGTTCACGATCCAAACTGGGATAGATGGGCGCTAAGAATGGAGGTTAGATATATCGAAGCCGATCACAATTTCAAGGATCTTTTGATTAATAGATTTACAGTTGGCAAGGTTGATAAATCTTTAGCTATTGACCTCTCTATTATAGATGAAATGAGGATGGCTCTTTATAGTGTGAATTTAGATAATGTTATGGATCTAATATGTAAATTTAGAACCTTACTGCAAAGACAAGCAATAAATCTATCAGACCGTAGGTGGATGACAATTTGTAAATTGATTTCAGCACAAACAGTTATGCGCGGATCTCTTACTGCTAAGGGTGAAGACCTTATGATACTTGAACATGCTCTGTGGAGAACACCAGAAGAAAAGTCTATTACAGACATGGTTATACAAGACAATATTAAGTCACAATATATTGAATCAAAGAAGATTCTCGGTATCGTTAAGGCGACAATTAAATCTACACTTGAAGCAATAAAAGAAGATGACATTAATTGCAAAGACACTAAAAGCAAAAGTCGTGCAGTTGCAATGCTTACTTCTTCAAAGGATTTACTGGTAGATCAAGTTCGCTCTGCTGGATCTAAGAATTGGACTTGCCCAAAGGCACTGAAAGTTAAAGAAGAAATAGGTGGGCTTATTCAATCTTTAGGAATTGAAGCACACAAAAGAATGAACTTAAACATAAATCTATAAACTTAAACAATTGTATTACGAGGTGTAAAATGAAAATATATAGAAAAAACGTATCTGATGGTAAGAAAAAGACTTTTAAGGTTTTAGATAATTATATACTGGACATAGCTGGTTATGAAAATGTCGTATTAATATTACATCCTAAATATTATAGAAAGTCAAATAATCGGATTATGAACATGGTGGTAAAGCATACAAGCAAGTGCAACACTGTGTTTGTGTTGAAGGCAGAAGTTAAGCAGGATGCATATTATTTTCAGTCCTATATCAAAGTTTCTGTCATGCTAGAAGACTGCTCTTGGTCACATCTTATGGACGGGGTATGGGATTCGTCGAAAAGCAGCCTTAATCCTGATCCCGCTTGTAGGTCTCTCTATTATGAGGAAAAGTCTAAACTTGGCTTACTTAAAGATTGCGAGTCTATCATATCCGAAGGGTTAACTATTTTGCTTGCCAATCTAGCTCCCAAGCATAATGAAGATGAGGATGAAGATGAAGATGAGGGTAACCTCGATGGGGGGCACCGAATGACATTCCAATACCCAGTCGAATTCCATTACAACGGTGAAGACTTTCATTTTTTGGCAGAGGTTGATGATATCGAAGACTCTTGGGTAAGGGTTAGCGATGCCTTTAACGTAAATGTCAAGACAGTAAATGATGAAGTGGAAGTGTCAGTCTATTGTATCAATGCAGAAACAAAGAAAATAATAGGAGGCAAGATCTCGGTAGAGACTTGGTAAAAGATATTGGCAACTTAGCTTTTTCCTTTTTTGCTAGGTTGTTAAACCTCGTAGGTGTGGCTTTAATGTACATTAAAGACCTAATCTACTGAGGAGGCTAGATGGTGGGCGTGAGATACCCGCTGTCTAGTCATTTTTTTTATAATCGAGTAATCAGTAAGTGATTTATAAATTGAACAAAAGAACTAGAAGCTTGGCTGTGATCTAAATTTGCAATAGAGATAAATAGCATTTATGTCATTTAAACGCTCAAAAAGGGCTAAATTAAGCCTTTAGATTCAATATCCGTCTATCTGTATCAATTCCAATATAGAGCTTAAATTATAGCCGATTCTGAGAGGGTTGAATTTAGGTTAGTGTTTTCGTGACAAGAAGGCAGTCAAATTGCTTGTGTACTATATATAAAATAATTAATTAAATTATAATTAATTATAATTATAAATTAAATTACTAATCTTAAATTATAATTTATTAATCTTAAATTATAAATTAAATTACTAATATAACATGACAACCAGCTATCGTTATCTGATAATTGCAAGATCGCAAATATTAAGCAAATTACAAGCTTGACAATTGCTTGACAATTGCTTAATACGTCGAAAGGCTCGAACGCATAGCGATTAACTAGCGTTCAAAGTAAAGCGGATCGCATAAATAAAGCATATAATATTATATGCCAAAAGAACAAAGAGACAAAGACTCTCAAAATAGAAAGGAAATAACATGGACTTTAAACCAAAAGCAAAAAAGAACCTAAGCAGAAGAGTAAGTGACTTTTCTCGTTTTCTACATGATCAAAGACATTTCTACGGAACCAATGCATTCAGGCAAACAAGAAAACTAGAAAATAGATTAGCTTATGAATTTAAAGTAAAGTGCAACCTTGAAATTACAAATGAAGAATTAAACTCTGATATGGAATTGTTTGCTACTGAAATGTTTTCAAGAATGTATGAAGATTCAGATATTTCTGAGACTGTTGATAAACAATGGGCAGAAGACATACATGAAATCTTAGATGCTCAGTCAGAGTTTCAGTCAATAAAAAGAATGGCTAGAAGGGATCCAGATCTGGCTTCTTTAGCTACTGCTTACACATTCAATCACTTTAAAGAAGAAATATGCTCAGTTATTACATACAGAAAACAAGAAGAGCAGGAAAACAAAAAGAAAGAACAAGAAAGAGAACAAGGACAAGAAAAGTCTAAAGGAAAAGGTCAGGATCAAGAACAGAAAGAAAAAGGAGAAAATAGTCAAGACAAGGCTGTCTCTAAGCTACCTGAATCATTGAAGAACGAGTTCCTCTCAAAAGCAATGGATTTTTCTGAAAGTGTTGAAGAAATAGGGGAACTAAAAGAAGCAATGTCAGGAATCGGGTCGTTGGGATCAACAAAGGAATTAAGCACTGAAAGAACAGAGCTAATTAATTCATTGACAACAAATGGATCACTTAAAAACATCTTAAAGATGGTTGGAAGATTGAAAAAGTTAATGAATTCTTTTCCCGCTCTTGTTAAGTCTAAAAGAAAAGAAAAGATTTATGAGATAGAGCAGGACAGGGCACCTAAAGAACTCAGCAGGGAGCGAATGTTAGCTGCTAATGATGACACTTTTGACCAGTATTGTTTTAGATTTGCTACTCGTAAACAATGGAAGAAAAAGAAAGGGAACGGTCAAGACGAATCGGGACTAGGTCCAATACTTATGTGTATCGATACATCTGGTTCTATGCATGGGGAAAGAATTGAACTTGCAGTAGCTTTAGCTATTGCAACCGCAAGTATTGCAAGCGATACAAAAAGAGAATTTAAGGCGGTAACATTCAACAAAAAGTTGGGACATGAATTCTACATACCAAAGAAAGCTAGAAATTCAGATGTTCTAACTGTTTTAAAGATGATTTCAAAGCTAGGTGCAAGTGGAGGAACATCATTTAATCCACCTGTTAAATGGGCGGTAGATCAAGCTTTGAAACACCCAAAATCAGACATATTGTTCTTGACTGACGGAACAGGGAGTTGTTCTACGAAAATGTCTAGTATGTTAGAATTTGCCAAGAAAAAGAGAGGGCTAAGACTCTTTACTGTATTGATTGGGGAAGATGATTACCCGCATGCAGGTGGTATCGAAGAGATATCTGATGGAGTTATCAACGTCAAAGAACTTACAGAAAACAAGTCAATTAATGAATTGGCAAGACTGATGAAATCAATCAAAACAAGAAAACTATAACAAACAAAAGGAAAAACCAATGAACTGTTCAATATGTAAAAACCCAATAGATAGATTCGGGCATAACGCTCAACCTTTCATGTTTGGGAGGTGCTGTGACACTTGTAATATCACGAAAGTAATACCAAAAAGAATGGAGGCCATTACTGAAGAACCTGTTTCTTGTGAGCAACAACTGTCTGAGATTTATGATGAGGTTGTTGGGGATAATGGACAAGAAAGATTCACTCATGAAGAGCTAATTAAATTACTAAAGGAGCGGTAATGTGGAACAACGTACCTGACGATTGGAACTCATATCACAGAACATGTAGTTTTTGTAGTCAGTCATATCATGCCTCAGAAGGATCCTGTGATTGTGAGCCAGACATTGAGTGTGAACGATCATGGTTAGCTAGTTCTGGCTATGAAGTAGGCGAGGATAAAATATGGACAAAAGTTCTTTCTAAGAAGAACCGCTTGGCTAGGAAAGACCACAAAGATGGGAAAGTCCTCAAAGGACAGAGGTACCTAGTGACTACACTAAGATGCATAGCTGATAGTAGCGGTCAGAGTTGGTTCCATATAGAAAAAAGAATCATTAAAAATATAAAAATAAACAACTAACCAAGAAAGGAAATCTCATGAGTAAATTACTTAATCCCTTAACAGATAAAGAAAACGAGGATCTAAAAGCCTTTATCTTTGTCACCAACGACTCTCATCTTAAGGTCGTCTGCATTTGCCCTGAATGTGGCGTGTCATTCTTCCACTGGCTTCAAGATGGTCATGATATGGATCTTGAAACAGTCAAGATGGAAATGGCGACAACAGATTGTACTGTATGTGCAGAAGATTGGAAACCTCTATCAACCAACCAGAAAGAGGAATGCCTAGATCGAATAAGAAAGAATATTAAAACTAAAAATAACAAAGAATAACGAGAAGACAGTGGCTGACAAACCCATAATTACAACCAACAATCACATCCGAAATTATAAATATGACTATGAGGTTCCAAAGTCTGTTCTGGACGACTATGACTGGCTCGATAAAGGAGACAAAAGTGACGGGTGGATACATTATAAAAATACTTGGTATCACGTCAGTGACTTCCTACGATTGGAAACAAATTGCTTTACCTCTTTTCACGACTGGGACGGATATTACGGTCACGGGTACTCTTCAGGAGTATTGATAAAGCTCGGTGATAACCCTTCTGAAGAATATATTATAGGATCTTTTCAGCAATAAAATGATTAATTAACAAGAAAGGAAACTAAAATGGACAATTTCACAAAAGAACTACTTATGTATATAGAAGTACCAACAACTGAGAATACAATAGATAATTTTACAACAGAGCTAACTATTAATTTCAAATATAAAGGAGAAGAATACAAGTTTGAGTTTACTCCTGAAAATGAAGATTGGTGGACAGCATTCCCTAGTAAAATTAAAGGTATAGAATTTGATGTTCACTACAACGAAGATTACGGGGATATCTCAGTTTATGAAGTAGTTGATGGAGAGAACAATAATAAATTACTGCATCACAAAAGAATAGAAGAAAATTTACAGACTAAATACTCTGACACCAAAGTAACAAGTAAATAGATACACATAAAGGAGGAATAATGGAAACTAAATACGAATACGAATTTATATTGATTAGTAGCGATAACAAAGAATCAGAAAATGTAATCTGGTACGATTGCAAACTAGATCAAATAGAAAAAATAGCTACTGAATTTATTGATTTATCTGGAAAATATAAACATATATCTATTAAACAGTGGGATCTCGAATATGAAGAATTTACAAACGAATTCGATCTACACCAAGAACTACCACACCGAAATGCAGAAGAAATACGACTAAAACTTATAAACAAAATTAAAGAACTTAATGCAGGATCAATTAATGATATTTACTACCAAAGTTGAAACTAAACAATCTATTAAAGAACTTAATGAAGGATCAATTCCCAAACACCACGATGTTAAATTATACATAAACCCAGATCACATAGTCTCTATTATGGACGAGGGTGTAAAAGGATCCCTTATCAGATTAACTAATGGAAATTATGTCGTGGTTAAAGAATTGTTTGAAAGCGTTGTATACGGGCAAAAAAAATAAATTGCGATTACGCAATACCTGTATATTTCTGCAATACTTAAAATGAGCTAACGAAAGTTATGGTTCTACCTATGAGAAGGTGTTGTGTTAAGTAAATAGAAAAGTGGTAAAGGAGGGAGTAATTTCCCTCCTTTTTTTTGACTACTTGCAATGAATGAAACCTTATCTTGTTAATTGTGCAATTTAACTTGCACCAGTTGAAACTTATTGCATATAATTGTATTATATGAATACTCCATATGGTATTCCCTCTGTATCGGGATTGTAGAGGATCTTTAAAATAATATGAAACTTTCAGGAGACAATGATGCCAAGGCTATATAAGAAAAACAAGAAGAATCCTACTCCTCGCGAGGTCGAGTCCTCGGGAATAAAACGTATGAAATGTGAAACCGAAAGGCATCACAGAGCGTTCCTACTCTATGCTATGCAGTCCTTATCTGCTCGCAAGGCATTGCCTATCAGTCGTATCATGAGTGTGTCTCATACTGCGGTTCAGCAATGGAGGAAAAAGTATCGTTGGGAGTCAAGAGTGACCTCGCAAACAATTGAAGTTGAGGCGCAGCAATTATACAAGGCTTTGTATGGCGGTACTTATGGGGTTGTAGAGATTAGTCAGATTGAAAAGAATATAGCAACTCCTGTTAGCGCCTCGTCTCCTGTTTCTCAAAGTGTAGCAGACAGCGTTACTGATGCTATTAAGCAGGCGCAGAGCCAGCCGACTACTGTGCACGGTAAAGAGATGAAGAAGAAGCAGATGATGATACTAGATGCTGCGATTGGTTATGTTGCGCAAGGTATTAGGGATCAGAGTATCAGGAGGAACATACGCGACCTTCCCGTACTAATTGGTCTGCGCAATGAGCTAGCTGGTGACGGAGTCAAGGCAGATGGTAGGACAATAATGATCGAGAGTTTGCGAGTTAAGGATGCTAAGGCAAGCGGTGGTAATGTTATAGAGGCAATGTTTGAAGATGCACTAGAATTGACATTAATATTAAAGAACTTAAAGGGTAATGAAGCAAGTGCCCAAATACACCCAAAGGAAACAAGTAATGAGTAGTAAATTTGAAAAGTTAAGTATCAATTTAGATGCACCGATAATGGAAGAGTTGTTAGTTCGGACTCGTCCTTTGCAGGACCCTAATCAAGATGAGTGTTTACGCGAGTATCAACTAGGTGGCACACATAGTAATCGTGATGTTAGGCTTATCCTTGATACTGACACCTTAGAGACGTTGCTGTGCATAGCTAGGATTAGTCGTACAGGTAGGGTTATTCTGAACCGTGCAGGTATCAAGATGAAGGTTAAGCGAGCCTCAACAGGTCATATATATGAGACGTTACATTTGACTGGTTTACAGCCTGTTCCTGAGCAAGCACCTACAAGTATAAAGATTCCGACAGATGAGTATTCTGCTCGTGATTGGTTAAAGTGGGGAGGTTAATTACTTGGTGAAGTATGCGTGTTTTCCGTTTGTAAGAAATGCGCCTAACTTGCACTAAAACTGGACCCAAAAAGCATTTAGTTGCAAAATAATCCATTTAATGCCTTGAAGTTGCAATTAGGTTGCAATTCAGGGTGTTATTGGTTTCAATTAAAAATGTACTGAATTCAGATTGGTTATTCTTTTAATTAAAAACGCAACTGTCCAATTCAGGATGGTTTTCTGTTTTATTAAAAACGTAAGTGCCCACTAGCTCTGGTTGCACTGAAACTAATTGGTATTCCAGTATCAGTTTTAGTGATACTAATTAGTGCTCCTGATTAGTGATACTAATTAGTGATACTAATAAGGGCCGTAACAAAGTTACATGTTACGATTACTAATTAGTGCTACACGCGTAACGTAACAATGTTTCGTAACGTAACAATGTTTCGTGTTACGGAACTAATTAGTTGTCCATTTGCTCTACTGGTATGTTTGGATCTGGATCGGTTGTTGTTTGCAAGATCAATCTTGAACTGACAGAATGCTATATTTTGTGCTCTTTGTAGCGTGTTAATGCATAGCTTTAAAGCTCTATATCTGCCGTTTATAGCGCTTTATAGCCGTTTCTATATGTATAGATAGCAAGCAAGACAGATGTTCTAAGATCGATGCACCGATAAAAATGTATGATGTGTGAACTGATGCTCATTACGCTCATGATCGTCTGAATTGCTGTCAATATATAATTTAACATTCATTTAACATTTGCTTATTATGTCGATACGTAGCGCCTTTTAGACGTTCTCAGTTATATTCCGAAATAGACTGAATAATCACATATCACATACATGCTTTATAATATAGATATGCAATTCAGCATATTTTCAAAAAGGAAGACAAAATGTCAGCTATATATCTCTCAATACTTTCTGTTCTAGAAGCTCTAGAAGAAACCGGACACGCTACATTCATTAAAGGCGAAGACGGTTGCTCTCAAATCTACGAGATAAACGATCTATGGATCAGTTTTGGAGAAAGTGGAATCAATTGCATCGGTGAGAACAAAAAAAATGCAGACGGAAGCTTTCCAGTTCTATGGACATCAGACGTAAAAGGCGGTGAAGAATGTTAAAATTATTTATTAATTATCTAAGCGGAGCATATCCAGACATGAAACTGGAATTTAATGACATTGGATGTGTCGCTATTCAGTTTCCAGAAATTGAAAAAAATAAAGGCAAAATCTGCTTTGTTGATATGCAGGATGAAGATGAGTCAGTAGCGCTACATTGTATTCATTGGAAGACTGATGGAGATGATCGGTGGTTTTTTCGGCGTGTTTTTGAATGCGAGTTCAACACAGAAGAACAAATCAAAACTGGAATTGATTTTATGATGGAGTCTGATTCCAGCACTATAACATTGGAAGAGTTGTATTCTGGATGCGATACATGCTGGGGTCCTAATAATGAAACGTATCCATCAGGAATATATGATGTTCAGCAAAAAGGAGTTTCGTAATGTCAACGAATCAGCGCAAAAAAACTAAAATAGCTATCGGAGCTTATTCAGTTTGTATCGATGCAATAGAATATATCATCACTCATGCGAAAGGCATGGACGATGTGGTGGACAGAAATGGACACATCTTACAAGAGACAGTTGAGCAATTGCTTCATCAGTATGAATATCTATCAGAAAAAGAAACAGAAACCGTAATATCATTCTTTAATGGAGTTTCACAATGACAATCAATAAACAAAACATAGAATCAGTTGCAACAGCACATGAGCGTAATTGCTTTATACCAGTATCATATATCGCATTAGACGGAAGCTATTGGATATTTGAAACTAAGCATTGGAGCGGAGTCACATACAGTGGATCAGCAGAGCGAGCGATTAGTATGATAGAGAACGACTCTTGCGAACTGTGGCTCTATAAATGGCATGGAACCGATATAAAGATATTGGACTCACTGCTCATATCTACGAAAGGAGCAAGCTTTCCTGATTCTGTCGATGATTTTAAATCTGCTCCACTTGTAATACAGAATGAGTATAAGCAATTTATTAAGAATCGAAATAACGAAACTATACAAAAAGTAGGTGCGTAATGGAGAGAATATCAGAATTAGTGCCGACAGAAGAAGACTCTGTCTTGAACTCGTGCAGAGAGATCGCTCTGTCAGTCTCTTATACGTCAGTCATTCTTCCGATTGCATGCTTCGTTGTTTCAGGGTCAATCGCAATCGCATTTCTAATCTTCGCAAAACTATTAATCTAATAACAGGAGTGACAATGAATCAATTTATATTTGGAATATCTTTAACCGTGTACATGGCTTGCTTGTATTCTATATGCACCTCATATTCTTACACGGAGCCATTTATCGGGCTTGTTATATCAACAGTGTGTATCATTGGAACGGGAGTGTTTGCTGTTGTGAGAGACGCTATACAAGACTGATATAAGCGATTAATTAGTGTAGCCATTAGCTCGGTTACTTTAATTAATCACAAAGGAAAACTAATTAGTCAATTCAGATTGATACTGAGATTAAAGAAAAACGTTGAGATCCACTGATCTGGTTAGCACTAATTAGTTTGTTACGATTTGTTACGATCAGTTGTTACGATTTGTTACGTTTCACTAATTAGTGTGCTTCGATTTATTGCAATTACTAAATAGTGCGCTTGGAATATTCTACAAATTACTAAATAGTTTGTTACGATTTGTTACGTTTTACTAATTAGTTTGTTTCGGATATTCTACATTTTACTAAATAGTGTGTTTCGAAATTACTAAATAGTTTGTTTCAGACGTTTCGCTAATACTAAAAGTATTAAGTGGAAATAAATAAACAACTAATTAGTAATCCGAAAAGGACTCTGGCTACCGTCTACTAATTAGTAGCGAGACGCTAGGCACTAGATCAGTTTCTTTAAATATATTTATTTGCAAGTGATTGATTCCGTCGGTGATTATTTGCTTAATTGCTCACACCAGAATTCATACAGCTTTTAGTTTCTATTAAAAACGTAAATGTCCACTGAATTACAGAATCTCGATAGCTAGGGCGGTGTAGACGGAAAGCTCTACGATCTCGTGTCTATCGGCATCA